GGTGATGAAAGTTTTAAAGACACTATCGATTATACAAATGAAGAGAAATATGAAAAAAACCAATATGACAATAGAATGATAAATAGTAAACATCAAAAGGGTCTTCAAATAACTCCTTCTTTAGAATTATATCAACCATGTAATAACACGTGGCCTCGCATTACTAAAAAATACTAATTGTTTTTTAGTGTTTTTATTATTATCTAGTTTTTATTAAAATTTTTATTAAAAATACGTTTTGCGTAACTTCTTTATTTTATTGAGGAGATAGTATGAGTGTAGAATTTCAAGGCCATTATGCTGCAAGTTCATATATTCCATCAAAACGTTATAGGATGCATTTTCAAAAAGGAAAACCTCTTTCGTCAAACGAGTTAGATGAAGTGCAAGATGTTTCAGATTCTTTTATTAAACAATTAATTTATTCTAATTTCCCAAGAAATTCTTCTGTAAATAATGGTTTTAAAGTAGAAGAAAGTGCATTAAATACAGATAGAAATTTTACTATAAAAGGTGGTGACGGAACAGTAAATGGTGCAGGTGTTCTTTTTGTAGATGGTTATATTCTATTTTTAAAAGATGATATTGAATATGAGAATCAAGGTAATACAGGAAGTTTGTCTGATGATGACTTTACTGAGACTTTTCCAGCGGCACCAGCTCTTACAACACCCTCTGTTAATAGAATAGATTCAGTTTATGTAGATTTTTATTTCGCTGAAGTTTCTTCTGAATCTGGTTCTGAATATGTTGATACTTCTATTATAGTTCCTGAGTTCGGTGTTTCTACAGCTAATAGAGTTAGAGCTGTTCAAGATATAAGAGTTGCTGAGGGTTATTGTGAAACAGGTGACCTTGCAGGAACAATAAGGATAGATGGTGATTTTGCTTCTGGTACTTTAATACATATAAATGGATTTGATAGTTCTACAGGAATTGTTAGAGAAGGTACACAGTTAGTAATTCAGAATGATTCTACGGTTTACACAGTAACAGCAGATGCTAATATTAGCGGTAGTGAATGTAATTTGTATGTTTATCCATCTTTAGTTTCAAGCGCTGATGACGGAGAATATGTTTATTTTAGAATTTTCGATACAACTTTCATTGACGGAAATGATAGCAATAGTATTTATCATAGATATATTAATATTGCTACTATTGTAAGAAATACGTCTAACAATATTTTAACATCAACGATAACTGACAAAAGAACTCTTATTAATTCTGTAGATAGTTATTCAAGAGGAACAACAATCACAGATTTATTATTGTCAAATGGTCAAAATATAGGAGACGATCTTCATAGAATTAGTGCTATTTATATGGCAAGTACTATGAATTATTCTGGTGATCTAATGTTTGTTAACGGAGATGAAAAAATAAGATTTACATCATCTGGAAGAATAGGCATAGGTACTACCAACCCTCAATCTGCACTTCATGTTGAGGGTGATTTAACTTTATCGGGTGGAACAACATCATTTAATTCAGAAGTTATTGTCAATGATTTATTACAAGTAAATCAGAGTGACGATCAACAAGCATTACAGATAAATCAAACTGGTGTTGGAAATTCTTCAACTGTCGTTGAAATAACTAATGCAGGTACAGGTCATGCATTAATAATAGACAATGGTAATGTCGGAATAGGAACTACTAATCCTACATCTAAACTTCATGTTTCAGGTGATTGTTTAATTACAAATAATCTTACAGTAAATGGTACTACGACAATAATAAACACAGAAGTGACTACTACAGATATGTTGGAAGTAGAACAAGACGACAATCAAAATGCTTTAAGAATATCTCAAACTGGTGGTGGGAATTCTGCTACTGTAGTAAATATAACTAATGCAGGTTCTGGATATGCAATGGTGACAGATAATGGTAATGTTGGTTTTGGTACTGCGAATCCTTTAAACAATTTGCATGTTCAAGGAGATTCTAGAGTAACAGGAGAGAGTTATTTGATTGGTGACGTTGGGATAGGTACTGCGAATCCTTTAAACAATTTGCATGTTCAAGGAAATTCTAGAGTAACAGGAGAGAGTTATATTTTAGGAGACGTTGGTATTGGTACAACAAACCCAACTGATAAATTACACATTATGAAGGGCATTAGTGGAGCAACTGCATTTTCAAGTAATGGACTTACAATTGAGAATAGCTCGACTGCGTCAATAAATGTCTTATCGGCAGATGCAAATTCTGAAAATATTTATTTTGGATCACCATCAAACAATAATAATGCGAGAATTTTTAGCCATTATAATACTGGGTCTCCGTATCTAGCATTTAGTACGAATGGCGCAAATGAGCGAATGAGAATAACTTTCGACGGCAAAATCGGAATCGGTACAGATACGCCATTGACTGATTTTGAAATAAGACCGCAAACAGGAACGACTGTAAAGTTGACTATTACTGGCGACAAGTCTGTCTCCGCTGTTGGAGATGAGTTCTGTTCGTTAGATTTCAGGTCAGGTGGAGATCCGTCTCCAGGATCAGATAACGATATTACAGCTAGGATAGTGTCTGTATCGGAGTCTGGTACAGGTGCTCAGGCCGGACTGGCAATTTACACGTGTGGATTGGAAGCGTTTGGATATTTGAGTGAGCGTATGAGAATATCTAATTTGGGTAGAGTCGGAATTGGAACAGATGCTCCAGGAAATAAACTTGAAATTGTAAATGGGTCAGATGCTACATCTATTTTGGTTGTTAGAGGAGCTGATTCAATATCAGAATTTATGGGAGTCGGGATTGGGACAGGTGTTGCTTACTTGTCTGCTGGATCATCAGGTTCAGGTAATGTTGATCTGGTGATTGGGACTGCTAGTGCTGGAACAGAAACTGAGAGGATGAGAATAACCTCAGATGGCAAAGTTGGGATAGGAACGACAAGTCCATTAAACGATTTACATGTTCAAGGAATTGCAAGAGTAACAGGAAATAGTTATGTTTTAGGAGATGTTGGGATAGGAACGACAAGTCCATTAAACGATTTACATGTTCAAGGAATTGCAAGAGTAACAGGAAATAGTTATGTTTTAGGAGATGTTGGGATAGGAACGACAAGTCCATTAAACGATTTACATGTTCAAGGAATTGCAAGAGTAACAGGAAATAGTTATGTTTTAGGAGATGTCGGCATAAGAACGACAAGTCCATTAAAAAGTTTGGATATTAGTGAGGGTGATGATGTCGGACTTCTTATTGGCGCAGATATTGGGAGCACTGTTCGAACAGCTGTTGCTAATCGATTTGCTGCTCTTGGATTCATACATTACACTGCGAGCGAGGAGCCAGTTGCTGGATTATTTGCAAATGTAACATCATCAATTAATCAGGTATGTTTAGCAGGCGGAACAAGCGCTGTAAATGCAGCTACATCAGTCGAGATATACACAGCAGAAAATACGACAACTCCTACGGGAACATTAAGGTTTAAGATAGACTCTAGTGGTAATGTAGGTATAGGTACAACAAACCCTTTAACTAGACTTCATGTTCAAGGCGATTCATTAGTACGAGGAAAACTTTCTGTTAATGATCTAGAGATAACTAATGCTTTTACAAGATGCGATTTTGTTGCTCCCGGAACAAATAATTCTATTAATATTTGTCATGATGCTTTATCAGTAGGGCATCCGGATAGGGCTAAGGGTGGTTATATACGAATTGCTGGTAGTACGAATTCTGAAACTGGTGATATTAGTCTTGAAACAGGATTTGCTGGCAATTTAATTCTTTCATCTGGTGAAAGTGCTGGAACAAAAACTAAAATTTATGGTACTACTATAGAGAATTATTGTACGACTTGTAATTATAATGGTACAAGTGAGTTTATATTTAATTCAATAAATTCGAGGATTGGTATAGGAACTGATATAACAGGAACAATAAATGATAGTTATTTAACTATATGTGGTAGCAGGTATGGTAGTTCATTTAATGGTGCTTTTATTAGTTTGTATGGTAATGATGTTTCGGGAAATACTGGAAATTTAACTATGTTTGCTGGCAATTCAGGTAACATTTTTTTGGGTTCAGCGCATAATTTTTCAGTATCTGCTTCAGATTATGTTCATATAAGAGGTGAAGATAATGTAATTTTAAATTCTGACGGGGATGTTCTTTGTGATAGTTTTAGAACGGGAATTGGTACTGCATCTTTAAATCAAACAGGAGGAGACAGTGGCACTTTAGTAGTATATTCACAAGGTATAGCTAATATAGCTCGTTTTATGTTTGATGCAGATTTAAAAGCAAAGATTGATTCTTCAGGTCAGTTTTATTCAGATGCGGGAACAACAATAAGTTCTCCTGCTGATTTTGCTGAATGGACAGAAGTAGAAGATAAATTAGAAAATTATGACGAAGGTGTTATAGTTCAACAATCGCTATCTACAGATATGCTTGTAGAACTAGCTTCAAAAGGACAACCAGTTTATGGTATTGTTACTAATAGAGCTACTTTTTGTGGAGGATTTCATAAATCTATTTGCGATAAGCAAGTAAGAGAAGATTTTATGAATCTTGATATAAATGAGCTTGAAAATAAATATAATGCTAAAAGGGTTGCTATGACAGGGCATGTTCTCTGTAAAGTAGTTGGAACGATAAATAGGGGTCAAAAACTTGTAATTTCAGATATTCCGGGTGTTGCAACTTGTATTAGTTCTAATAATGACGAGTGGTTTGCTCTTGCAAGACAAAATTATAATAGCGATGAGATAGGTCTTATTGAAGTAAAGTTATAAAAGATTAAACAAAATTAACTAAGGAGAGTTTATGTCAGAAGAAACAGAGACAAAAAAAGTTTTTACAGATAATGAAGAACAGAAAAGAAGTGAAATTTCGAGAAACAATGAAGAACAAATTGAAATTGATTTAAATACAGCTTTTAGTTTGAAGTTACAAGAATTTGACAAAAAGATAGCTGATGCTGAAGTGACTATTGCAACTTTAAAAAGAGATAAAGCTGCATATATACTTGATTCGAACATACAACAGATAACGAACGCTTATAGAGAAAAAAAAGTTAGACAACAATTAGAGGAAGAAACAAAAAGAAAATTATCAATGCAAGTAGGAAAAAGAGATGACATTTGAGAAATCAGTAATAAGTTATATATCAATTAAAAGTAGATTTCTTCTTGATATTTCTATTGTTAGAAAAAAAATGTCGAAAACAAGTTATAGAAATTGGAAGAAAAAAAATGAGTTTACTGATTACGTAGATTCTCTTTATGTGCCCCCTCATTGTCAACATTATGTTTACATATTATGTAGTTGTGGTGAAGAATATTTTTATGCAGATAAAGAAGAAATACCTGAAGAAAGTTTTGTGTGTAATTGTGGACAAAAAGTTATTGAATATAGTAGTGAAATACCTTGATTTATCTATTGATTTTATTAAAAGGTGCATTTTCGCGGATTGAAACATTAAAAAATTTTTCTAAATTAGTATCTTGTCGCATCATTAGTTGGTGCGAATATTAAAATAAAGGTTATTAACACTATTCATAAGGAGTTAATATGGCTGGTCCTTTTCAAGGGTATGCACCACCCTCTGTATATGTAACATCAACTTTGGATTCTGCTATTGGCGGTCTACTTGCTAATCTAAGAATTCCTGCACTCATTGGCACAGCAGAAGAAATTAAAAGAACTGAGGGTTATGAATTAGTTCGTGGTTCTAGTCCCAATTTTGACAACAAAAAAGTAAACGAAGATGTTTCTACACAACTTACTGGTACAAATAGAGACTTTATTGTCTCAAATTTTCCTATTGTAATAGGTGATGGTTTAGGTCAAATTACTAACAATACAAACGATGTAGAAGTAAAAGTGAATGGAACGAAAGTTATTGTTGCAAAAGTAGAAGGTGTGAATGGAAAAGTTTATTTGGCGTTAGCACCCTCTGATTCTGATGTTGTTACTGTTACTTATTTTTATAAGAAAACAGACACTAAAATAACCGATGAAGATCTTTCTGATCAAGTTGACGGTTCGACCGTGACTTTTTTTGCACATTATAAACCTATTGTTGATGGTTCTAATGCGGGAAAAGCTTCGACAAATATCAATAATATAATTGTTAAAGTTAATAATTCTATTGTTGAAGTTTCAAATTTAGACGGCGTTGAGGGTTCTTTTACTCTTACAACTCCACCAGTATTAACTGACACGTTAACTGTTACTTACTATTTCAATACTCATCTTAATACAGCTGATGATTTGCCTTATTCTGGTTTAACAAGAATGATAAGAGTAGGTGTTTCACCAGAAACAACAGATTTTGTAGAAAATGTTGATTATGCAATCATAAACGATCAAATTCAGTGGGGAACTGGTTATAAACTTAGTCAAGTGATACATACTACTGGGGGAGAGTTTTTTGATGACAATCAGATACAAGCAACTTTAGTTGATGACAAAATTTATAATGAAGATGTTTCAAGTCAGTTTACAGGAATTGAGACGTCTTTTACTGTTATTCATACACCTATTGTTGATGGTACAGGAAGAGATATTGTGACAAATGATCCTTCTCACGTAATTGTAACAGTTAATGGAACATCTGTTATAGTGACCAGAGTTGATGGTGAACAAGGAATTGTATATCTTAAAACTGCACCTGCAGGGGGTTCTGTCGTAAAAGTTACTTATTGGCGTTCTAGAATGGAAGACGATACATATAGTCTTGAAGTTGTTACATCAGGTGGTGTTGGTGTTGGTTCATATACTATATCTTCTCTTGAAGATGGTCGTCTTGGGATTGCAATCCCAGGTGCTGAATTTGTAGCTAACCCTGGGTTTACTGGGGCAAATTATATTACAGGGCCTACAGTTTCGAAGGGTTATACTGTTGACGAGACTGTAACATTAACTTTTACTTCAAATACTCAATTTTCAGTAACATCTACAGATGCCATAAATGGTTCGTCAGGGTTTGGTATTACAGGATCTACTTACGTAGATCAAAAGACAGGGTTGATGTTTACTTTGTCTGTAGATCCTCTTTATGCATCAGGAGATACTTTGGAAATTAATGTTACTGCTGAAGCTACATTTATTACAAGCGTGCTGCCTGTTACAAGCATACCGGGTATGTATTTGTTTGTGAATAATACAACTGATGTAACATCAGGAGATATTACTGATTTAATAACATTTGATAAATCTGGTAATGAGCCAAATGTAGGTGATGTTTATTATGTTTCATATTATTATGAAAAAGACAATTTTGATTGTGCATTATTTACTAAATTCAAAGATATTACTAATGAATATGGTGATTTGAATGCATCAAATCCACTTGTTCTTTCATCATATTTAATGTTTTTGAATGGCGCAACAGCACTTATTTTGTGTCAAGTACAGAAAGTTGAAGGAAGCGATTTAGCTTCTGACGCATCTTATATTGAAGTTTTACAACGTTTAGAGCAAGATGTTAATGGTGTGAATCCGTCAGTTATTTTTCCAGTTACATCTTCACAGTCTATTATTAATTACACTGCTACACATTGTGCAGTTCAATCATCAAAGAGAAATAAAAGAGAGAGAATTAGTTTCTTTGGTTTCTCTGTTGGTACGGAACCTATGGATGCTGGTAACTTTGCTCTTTCTTTAAATACAGAAAGAATGATAGGTGTTTATCCAGATGGTGCTGTTATAGAACTGGTTGAACCTGATGGAACTGTTAGCGAACATGTAATTGATGGAACGTTTATTGCAGCTGCATTTTGTGGTTTAAATGTTAATCCTATATATGATGTCGCAACACCTATGACAAGAAAAACATTGCTAGGGTTTAAAAATTTGGTAAGATCTTTGGATGAAGTAACAATGGATCTTGTAGCAACAAGGGGTTTAACAGTAATAATGAAGGTTAGCTCATCGTTTATTGTTCGTCATGGTTTAACTACAAATATGACGAATACTTTGACGAGAGAAATAATGGTTATTACAATAAGAGATTTCATTAATCAAGAGACACGTAGAGTTCTCGAACCTTTTATTGGAAGAAAAATGACTTCTAATTTACCTGGAGAAATTTCTGCTACTCTTGGTTCTACTCTTGCATCAGCTGTAGATTCTCAAATAATTACTGATTATAAAGGCGTTGTTGCTGAACGTGATTCTGTTCAACCTGATTATATAAAAGTAACTGGATTTTATATTCCTATGTTGGGATTGAACTGGTGTGACGTCGAATATCAAGTAAGAGTAAGATTTTAATTTAATTTTATTATGGTTTTAAAACGGGAGTTTTCTCCCGTTTTTTGTTTGACAAGTAATTAAATTATGTTTTTTATAAAGTGTTTATATGGATGATAATTATGTCGATTAAAAAAAGAATTTATCAAAAGGGAGTATAGTATGGCTCGTCAAGCTTACATTTATAGAGAAGGTGTATCTCCTAATACTCGTCTTCTTAATCCTCAACGAGTAAGAGTGTTTAGTATTGATGCTGAGGATTCTGCTTTTCAGCCTATTGGTCTTATTCAGACATGGAATCCGACTGATACAAGAGCAATAGAGCCTGTAAGAGGAATAGGATTTGGCGATCAGATCGCTGAACTTGCTGTTGGTGTGACTGATCTTTCAGCTACTGCAACAGTCATGATGATGTATCTTAGAGATATACAACAGCTTTTTGGTTATAAAGCTGGAAGTTCTGGTTTGATTAGATCTTTAAAGCATCATCAGTGGCCGTTTGATGTTTATGAAACTATTCTTGTTCCTGACTATATTAAAGGTCAAGCAAAAGCTGGCGCTGTTGATGAGGGTTCTGTTAAAGTGGTAAAGACTTGGTATGAAGGTTGTTGGATGTCAGATTTTGCTAAAACATTTGATATTGGTGCAACTTCTGTGACACAAGATATGACATGTCAGATATCTGATGTTTATGCTAATAAAGAATCTTTGACTTCTACAGATTTTTATGAAAGCAATAAAAACACGTTAAGAGGCAATTCTACTGGTACTCTATAATAATTAAGGAGAGCAAATAACTCTCCTTAATTCTTCAAACTGTATTTCTACGAAAGTGTTCATTGACTCTGTGCAGTTCAGAGGAGAATACTTAGATTCTAGTTTTTTGCAAAAAATAAAATTAGGGGATACTAGTGAATATTGCTAGAAAAGTAACAAAACAAGATCTAAAGTTGCTTTCAGATCTAATTTTTAATTCTTATGTTGAACAAAACATTGAATTAGTAGAACATCATTTTATTATTAGATCTTTGACAACAAAAGAAAGAGATGAAATATTTAGAAAATATCAATATTTGCCAAGTAAATTTAATATAAAACTTATTTTGGAAATTCTTACTTATTCGATTTTATATATAGATGGTCATATTTTTGATAGAAACAAATATGGATATTTTGTTCATAAATTTAATTCAAAGTTGATATTGAAATTATATTCAGAGTTCCAAAGTTTAGAACTTTCTATAGCTGATGCTTCAAGATTTGTTGATTATTATATAGAAACAAAAGAGTCTCGTAATATGTGGGCTGTTTTTAAAATTTGTAGTAGATTACAAGAACCATTTTCTATTAGAAATTTTAATCAATACCAGTTTTATTGGATTGTAATGAATGTTTTCAAAGATTCTTTGGATGACGAAAAAAAGAGTTGGTCAAGAACAGAGTATATGACTAATTCTATTTGTGCTTTTCTTAATCCTAAAGCTTTTAGAAAAGTAAAAAGTCAAATTGGTGTTGTAGAACATTTGGAGCAGTATGAAGATAAATCAAAAAAACGAATTGTTGAAGAGTTAGAAGAAGACAATGTTAAAAAAGTTGTGGAATCAAATGATGTGTTTTCGTCTTTAGAAAGATTACAAGAAGAGACTGATGAAGAATATGAATATAGAGTTAATACTTTATTAGAGAAAACTTTGAAAGGTGAATTAGTTGATGAACATGATAGACTTGTAAGAAAAAGTGAAATAGATTTTTTGAAAAAGTTTTTAAGAGAAAAAAGAATTCAAGTGTTAGTCGAAAGAGAAATACGTTATAAGCAAGGATATAAATTTGACAATGTTGAAGCTTTAGAGAATGAAGCTCTTAAAATACAATTAGAGGAAGACAAGAGACTTGGGTTTTATCATGATGATTTTAGTTATATTGACATTGTTAATATGAAAGATTTTGTTGCTGTTTCTAATGAAGAAAAACAAATAATATTTGATGAAGTTATGAGTGAAGACGTTGATGAAAATGTAAAAACAGAGGTTAATCGTTTTCTAAAAGATTTATCTTCTGATAAAATAAAAGATGACGATAGAGAAGGTTTGAGTAAAGACAAATTAAATCCTATTGACAATAAAATCGAGAATGTTAGCGAAGGCGAGTCTGATTCAAGCAGTGAAGAAAACAATATAATAAAAACATTTGCTGATAAAGCAGCTAATATGTCTATAGATATTAAAGGTATTGATTTACTAAAACAAAAACAAGATAAAATAAATAATGCAATTAAAGTAATGAATATGAGAAACAATACAATAAAAACAAATTCTGACTCTAATTTAGACGTAATAAAGTTCGAATGAATTTAAATATTGATTAAGGAGGTGTTATATGGAGTTAAACGAAAAAGCAAATGTTTTAAGATCAAGTTTGGGGAAAAGAAAAAAAGGTGAGCAAGAATTTGATTCTAAAGAGAGAATGAAAAAAGTATTAGAAGATAGAGATATAGCAATGCAGAAAATTTATGATTATCAAGACGAAACTGGTGTGCCTACACGTGAAGAAACAGAAAGAAATTTTTTCGGAGTAGAAGTAAAACAAATGAATATTAAAGGAGATTAATTATGGGAACTACAGATATTTTTTCTGTATTAAGTGAACTTTCTAAGCTTGGAAAGAAAACTAAAGATGTAAAAATTGGTGAATTGAATTTAACTTTGAGCACTTTAGATTCTGATCAAGAGGGCAACGTGTTTATTTCTTGTTCTGATCTAACAGGTAATGCGTATTTTTATAAATTAAAGTCAGAAACTTTGAAACATGCTATTAAAGTCGTCAATGGAAAACGTCTTGATGACTATGAAAGTATAGATGATGAATCAAAGCTGAAAAAAGCAAAGCAAGAAACTTTAGATAAATTGGGTAAAATTATTGGTTCGTGGAATGAGACTGTGATTTCTTTTTTATATTCAAAGTGGATAGAGTTAACAAGCGAAGTTGATAAAGAATTAAAAGAAAAAGGTTTGTTAGAAGATACTGACACACTGAAGGAATAAAATGGCTGATACAAAAAGAAAGTATGTAAGCGAATTTGAGATAGAGTCAAATATTCAAGAGGCTTTAGATCAACTTAAGAAATATTATGTTGAATTTTCTAAAATGCCAAATGTTGTTGATTCTTTCAACAAGTCATTGAAGAAGAATGCAGATTTAGAAAACAAATTTATAAGTATGATGTCTGCTATTCCGAAGACAATGAAAAAACTTTCTGAATTGTCAAAAATAGAATTAGTTCCAAGGAAAGAATTAGAAAAATTAACTGACACAATACAATTGATTTCTAGTGCATCAAAAAGTTTACAAGGTAAAACAGTTTTTGATGCTGAAGAAGTAAAGTCTATTGTAAATGAATTTGGAAAAGTTACATCAGAATTAACAAACTTAGAATCTAGACATAGTAAAGTTATAGAAAAATCTGAAGCTTACAATAGATTAATAGCTGATTCAAGCAGAATTCATAAAAACTTGGTTGCAAATGCTGATAAATTTAGAATGTCTACTACTGATATTGCTTCTGAATATGAAAAAGTTAGAAGGCAAACAAAACGTATTTCTACTGAACTAGAAAATGCTAAAAACGAAGGTAAAATATCAAGTTCACTTTTATCTGATTATGATTCGAAACTAAAAGATGTCAGAGATAAAGTTTCAAATGTTAATAAAGAATACGATAATATGTCTAACAACATTGGAACTTTAACAAAAGACTTTGACAAAGTGTTATCTGTTTCTAATGACATATCAGGATCGATGAAGAATAATATAGCAAAAACTAGTTATCAGAATGTCATAAAAGATATTGAAGAATTAAGAGATCAATTAGAGATGATAACAGACAATACTGAAAAATCAAGTACAATAATGAACGGACAGTTGTCTGATATAAAAAGCAGATTAGAAGAAAACGTAGAACAACTAAATTTAGCTGTTTCTGCTGACGAAAAAATTGTAGCTGAAACAAAAACTGTGAATGATGCTTTTAATTTATTAACAAAAATGACAAGCGAAGTATATGAAGAAATGCAAGATATTTCTAATATTGAATTGAGAAAACAATTTGAAGAAGCAAATAAAAGAATTCAACAAATGAGTAATGATTTACAAAGAACTATTTTATTAGAAAACGGTTCTAATCAACTTATTAGAGAAAAAATGGGATTATTGAAGAATGAAGAGATACGATTAAGAAAAATAGTAAATCAACAACAAGAAATAAAAAAACTCGAAGAATCTTCAATTTCAGCTACAGTTCAAAGAGCAAGAGAACAAAATAAAGTTAATCAAGCTTATATACGTCAAGTTTTAAGTCAAAGAAAAAACCTTGGCGGATTAATTGATGCAATGAAAGTATATAAGCAAAATATACCAATACAGGCTACAGCAAAATTTGGTGAAACTGGTTTAATAGCTGCTAAAGCTATGACAGGAGCATTTAAAGTTTTAGGTGCAGTTATAGCACCTTTTGCTGGAGCGTTTACTTTTCTGGGTATGGTAAAAACTGCTTTTATGTTAGAGAGACAAGTTAAAAATGCAAGGAAACAAGTTTTATTTATGGCTGCAGATACACATTCTGCTGGAAAGACGTTTGATGAAATAAGAAAAGGGGGTGTGTTAGCTGAATCTTCAATAGAGGAAATGAGAAAGACTACTGAAAGTTGGTCTTGGTCTCTTGGTGTTTCTATGGATCAAGCAATAGGATATTTAGAAAATTTGAGACAATCAGGTTTTAGAGCTGATGATTCTCTTAAAAATTTAGAAGATATGATGGGCATAGCTGCTTCTATGGGTGTAGAAGTTAGTGAATTGGCATCAAGATCGGGAGTTTTACGTTCTGAATTTGGAATGAATCTTTCTGAGATAGGTACTGGTTTTGTTCAATTGCAAAAAGATGCAAGTAATGCTGGTATAACTACTACGATTTTTTTTGATAAAGTTGTCAATGCTGCTACAGGTTTAGGATTATATGGAAAAAAAGTCGAAGATGTTAGTAGTCTTTTTAGTGGTCTTGTGAAGAATATGAGACTACCAGAAAAAGCTGCTACAGATGCAGCAACAAGTATTGTTGGCAGTTTTAAGGATGTATCAAGCGAAATGCAGATTACTACTTATAGATTAGGAAAAGGAAATAAATATTGGAAGAAATCATTTTCTGAGCAAACTGCTGCGATAGATAGACAGCTAAAGACTGAACAAGACACTGGTAAAAGATCGAGTTTATTGTCAAAAAAACGTGCTCTACAAGAAATGGATCAAATGAAGGGGTTAAATGCTGAATTAATGAGAGCTAGAGGTTTAGATCCTACAAGTGAATTTTTAATGAGAATGCAAGCTGTTGCTGGAAAAGTTGGTATAAATATTGAGGGCGATATTGAAAAAGTTGATGCTTCAATGTCGAAAAGTTTCTATAAAATGGAGAAAATAGGAGAGATATTTGGAATAAGTAGAGAAGCTGTAATGTCTATGAAGAGGTTGTCAGAAAATTTACTTGCAAATTCAAAGGGTTTAAAAACTGCTTTTGGCGAACAAGATGCAAAAAGCATGATTAATGTGTTATCGTCTGTATCAGATTCTGATAGTAGAACAAGTCAGCTTACAGAAAAATTGTTAAAAATGCAGAGAAAAGGAAAAGATCTTAAAGAGATAAAAAATTCATTAATAGAACAGTTTCCTGAACTTAGTAGTGATCTGAGCTCTGCTGTAGATTCACAAGGTAATATTACTGCTGAGGGTTTAGCGAAAGTTATTTCAAAACTAGACGTGAATTTTAAATCTTTAAGCACTACACAAAAACAAAATGTTAAAGAAGAATTGAAGCGTCAACAAAAAGCTGCAGGACTTCAAGCTTTAAAACAAACAAAATCTACAGAAGATGCGCTTAATAACACAATATCAAAAGTTTTAAGAAATATTTTTGTTTTAATAGAGAAGTTTGTTAATATCTTTAGTTTTATTTTCAAGGATAAATTGAAGGGATTCGAAGATTTAAACGAGTCTTTGTCAAATAATGAAAGCGTGTTAGGAGAGTTAAATCAGAGAATAAGGTCAAAAAGAAGTGAACTAGAAATTAGCGAAATAGAAACAGGTTTAAAAGCTGACAAAGGTGATGAGACTGCAAAAGCTCAACTTGATGAAATTAGAAAAGAGCAAAAAATATTAGAAAGTATATCTAATAAAACAGATGCTTATTCGAAGAATCAACAAGCTCAAAGAAAAGAGCTTGAAGCAAACGGCAAAATAACTGATAAATATATGTCATTAGTTCAAAAAGGAAACTCAATTGCAGCTGATTTAGCAAAGAGTTCTATTGCTGAAGGATTAAAATTCGAAACACCTGCTGTTAGAAAAAGAAAGGCAGTTTTAGGGCTTGGAGGTGGTTATCAGGTAGGTCAATCAACAAAACTTACAAAAGAACAAATTGCAAGTAAAGGGCCTGTGAAATTAACTGATGAACAAATGCAACAACTTTCTGGTAAAAAAATTCCAAGTTTTGGTAATGGTGGTATAGTACCAGGTACTAATTTTCAAGGTGACAAAATTTTGTCTGGATTAAATTCTGGTGAATTAGTTTTGCCCAAAGCAATTTGGAAAAACATAATGCCAACGGATAAAATTTTAGAAGCTGTATCTGGTAAGTCAAGTGATTTTCAGACAAGTAGAATAGAACAAACAAAAAATATAAATGATAATAGAGTAATAAATATTCATGTTAATCAAAATGATAGACGTCAAGTTGAACAGATTGTTTTAAATGCGCTTTATACAGATAAAATGTAATGAAAACAGCTAAACAAACGCAATTACCGGTTTCTTGGAGTATAGTGAGTGACACAAAAGTTCCATCTTTAAATATGTTAATTAATCCAGCAAATATGGATACTACTTATTCTCCTTTGATAACAGAGACAAGAACACTTGGTGGATTTGCACATGAATATTGGGGTGAACAACTGACTTCATTATCAGCTACAGGTAAAACTGCAATGTTTTTAGATAGCGAACAGGGTCTGACAAATAGACAATCAAGATCTACTGAGTCATATCAATATTTTATGACTTTACTTAATATTTACAAAAACAATGGAAAGACATATTCATCTACTTTTGATACTAATGCGACAAAAGCTAATCAATCTAAGATTATAAGCGTCGGGTTTGTTTCAATGGTTTTTGATAGTAGACAATATGAAGGTTATTTTGAGAATTTTTCATACACAGAAGATGCTTTACATCCTTTTAATCTTGAATATTCTTTTACTTTTAAAGTTATGCGAATTTTAGGACAATTGACTGTGACAAAAAATGGCTATACACAATAAAATAACAGTAAAAAGAACTAATGTAAAACCCATGGTGTTTGAATTGGAGATTAACGATCCTCCACCACCTTTGACTTTGTTAATTAATCCATCAACATTAGAAAACAAAAGCGTGTCAAAAATATTGGAACAACGCGTTAGATGGACTGGTGGAAACATTCCTTATATTTTTCAAGTTCATCATGACGAACTTGATGTGCTAATTTCATCAGGAAAATCTGCAATGTTTTTTTCTAATGAAAAGGGTTTAACTCGCATAGAAAGAATAAAAACTGCAGGATACGAGAATATTGAAAAACTGATAGCTATTTATAGAAATAATGGAACTAATAGAAATACTAAACCTAATGGTTCTATAAATCCATGTACTATTGAAACAATTGGTAGAGTAATTCTAAGTTATAATGAATTTATTTATAGAGGTCATTTTACAAGTTTTTCTGTTTCTGAAAATGAATCTATGCCATTTAATATTGATTTTAATTTTGAATATAAAGTTACTCAAACTTTTGATATTAATCGTGTAAATGTAGAGTCTGTTTTGAGAGGTAGTACTTTTTAATGAGTACACAAAATCAAATAAATAATATTTATAGACAACCAGAAACAGTACAGCTTGCACCTGATTCTCTTGTTTTTATAAATGGATCTAATTTGTTGTCTGACTCGCAAGGTAATAAATTCGATATTAGACAAGATATAACAGAAATTAGCACAAGTTTGAGTGTAGATTCTGTACCAGGAACTGCAAATTTTACGATTTCATATCCAGAACATAATGGCGGACGATTTAAAACAGTGAATTCTGGAGCGTCAAAGTATTCTAGTTTAAAAATAATGTCTGAGGTAGAAATATATTTTAGGGGAAGATTTTTAAAAACTATAGATAATAAAAAGAAATATCCTTATTATAGAGCTTTTTGGGGCGTTGTTACTGCATTGACAGAAAATTATAGTGATGGAATGCATACTATTTCTGTGTCTTGCGCTGACATTTTACGTTGGTGGCAAATAACAAATACAATAATGAATCCATCTATAATGGGATCAACAGAATCTATTTCTGGTTATTTGAAAAATATTGGTATGGAATCTAAAGATATAGCTAAATTTCTTAAAGGTGATTCTGTTGAAGTAGGAGGGAGAACTATATCTATAACAGGTAATATTTTTTCTGGTCTTACAATACCTGAGATATTAAGAGAGATTTCTCGTGTTTCAATGCTTCAAATGGTGCCAATTAATGATTATTTAAATTACAGTTATAATTCAGTTCAAGTTGACGGAAAATTAAGATCTAGCGCTGAATTGTCAGAAATAATGAGTTATTGGTCAGAAAGATTAAATTATATAGGAACAAGACTTAAAATATATGGTCTTAAAGATTTTACTAGTTCTAGAGGTAGAAAATATCTAGATATTGATATGTCGCAATTAATTACTTTACCCTTGTCTCAGAATTCTAATCTTACAACAATAAAACAAATGTTAGGATCAGCTTCTGTTGTATATCAATCATATCCATCAGCACCAAGTATTGCTAAAAGTGATTTTAAAAGCCAACTTGAAATAGTAAACGAATTAAAAGAAGCTATACATTATGAGTTCTTTATGGATGTTAATGGAGAATTAGTTTTTAAATTACCGTTTTATAATTTAGATGTTAGCAAAAATATTAATTCGATAATAAATGATTTGGATATTATTAATTGGAATTTTGTACAAAGTGAGTCTGAAGTAATAACTAGAGTAGATGTTTCAGGTGCTCTAGCAGATGTAGTTTCAGATAGTCAAATAGTGAATGGTATTGCGTCCGATCCCCTTTTAGCTTTACAATTTGGTGAGAGACCTGTACAACGTTCTATGCCATGGTTACACACTTCTACACAATGTAAATTTTGGGGTAGAGCTGAACTTGTTCGTCAAAATGCTTTAATTCGTCAAGGTTCTGTTACTATACTTGGAAGACCCGAATTAAGACTTGGTTATCCTGTTTACATTCCTTCAAGAGACGCTTTTTATTATGTTAAAGGAATAGAAAATAGATTCTCATTTGGGGGAACTTTTACGACAACACTTACATTGTCAGCAGAGAGAGTACAAAAGGGACAAAAAAATTCTTTTTTTAGAAACGTAGGTGAGGTAACTGATGAACAGTTTACTGTTATTGGTAATTCTATTGCTGAACCTAATGAAACGAATAATTTTGTTAAACAAGTGTCTATGCCATCTATTTGTACTCCAAGAGCAAAAGAACATGTACAAGTAATACAGCCCGAATTTTCTATTGATTTGACAAAAGTAAGTTCAGATAAAACAGGCACATGGCAAACATTTTCAAATATTATTGCAGGGTCTAATGGAAAAACTGAATATCAACTTACAGATACTAATGGATATGAAATTATTGGTCAAGTTGGATTGCCACCGTATATAAGTTATGGTTATGGTAAAACATATACTTCAAAAGGAACTATAGAAGATTTAATTGATTATGAAGAAGCAAATAGTGCAGCTCATAAAACTTTGTCAATGAATCCTCAGAACATGCAATTAGAAATAGATCCCAATAATGTGATGTATACAATAGATTCTTCTACAGGTAAAATGATAAGTTATGGGAGTAAAACTGATGCTGCACAAAAAGCACAAAAGAACACGCCAGAGGTATCTGAATGAATTATCCATTAAAACCTTTGTTTACGGGAGAAAATCCTTATAGAGGAAAAAAAGTCGATAGAACTAAATTCGTAAGACTTGCTGTTGTATCAAGAGTAGATTATGAAACAGGTTATGTCGATATTGTATGGTTAGATAATGGAAATGGAAACACGCAGTTTATAAGGTTGCCATCATCACATAGTTCTTTAAGAAGTTGTATAAGGGGCATGCCAGAAGAGGGAAGTGTAGTAATTTGCGGTTGGTCTAGACAAACTCAGACTTGGGAAGATCCTATAATTCTTGGTTTTGTAGATGCAAATCTTAAGCACCTTTTAGAATATCGTCTTTTGAGAAACAAAAAAACTCCAGATAATCTAAAAGAATTAAAAACAATAAGAGAAAAGATTGGATACAACGTCACAAGAGGTAAACGAAGGAAAATTTACCCTGGAGAAATACAAATAGAATCTACACAAGGTTCAGAATTGTATTTAGATGATGATGTTTATATCTCAGATTCAAAACTAAATGAAATAGAAATAAGATCTTCAGATAAATCTATACGTTTTTCATCAAATCAAATATATACAAGTACACAAGCATCAAGAACTTGGAATGGAATGATAATTAGAGAACCAGGAGATCTAGATTTTTCATTTCAACCAGTTACTCTACCCAATGGACAAAAAATACAATTTGTAACAAATAATGGACAACCTATTTATCTTGGTGGAAAAGCATTTACTGAACATAGAGTCGAGTTGTACGAGTTATCTGATGGAATAATGAAAGCTAACGAAGTGAATTCTGGTTATGATGTAGATAGTTTAGCTCCATATATTTCGTTTGTTATGGGAACTCTAGTTGGTAACGATAAAACTGATACAGCAAAATATGCAAAGGTTCTTAGACCACAGATCTTTGGTACTCCAGTTGCTACTGAATTTTCTTTAGATTATTTAGAATGTATGCCAGAAGAAAATTCTTTTTTAGCATCTACATTACATTTTAGACACCAATCAAGAGCTCAGTTTGATATTGATAAAGAGGGTCATTTATTTACATTTTTTCCTGCATCTTCTGGTAGACATTCTTTGGGTCCTGGTAGAAGTTGGGAAGCTGGGTTTGGGGGTTCTGTTAAATTAGTAATAGGAGCTGAGGAAACAAACAATAGATCTTTATTTTTAGATACTAAAGGTGGAATTAGAGGAACTATAGGGTTTGATAACGAAGGAAAAAGTTCTTATATAGTTGCTCAAAAAGGTTTACATTTTGAAGTGATGGGACCCGCAAATGATGGAACATCTTATCTGTTAAAGACAACAGGAAAACGTGTAGAGTATTCTGACGGTAATTATAATTTAGAAGTAACGGGAAATTATACTGTTACTGTACATGGTAAATATAAAGTTGAATCTTTGGGAACAAGAGAAGAAAGTTATATTAATGATAAAAATAATTTATATGGTGGTTCGTATAAAAAAATAGTAATAAAAGATAAACAAGAACAAATTGGTTATAATAATGTTCAAAAAATAACTGGAAATATAGAAAGGGCGCCTGGTGTATTTACGCCAGCTTTGCCTAATGAAACTTCTGACGAATATTCGTTGACTACAGGATCAAGAGTAGAAACTTTTATTAATGGTAATCGTAAAATTTCTATTCTTAATGGTAATATTGAAGAAAATGTTGTTCTTGGTGATATAAAAAGATCTATAATCACTAAAAAAGAAGTTGGTTTTAAAGATGAAATAAAAATAGGTGATCATGTAACTAGTGTAACAAGTGGAAATAAAATAGAAGAAGTAAGAGTAGGAAGTTCTACTGAGTCAATAACGACAGGTGATAAAAATGTAACAATTAAAACAGGTAGTTGTACGATTTCTATTGTTGCAGGGAATATTAATATTGTTACAAAATCTGGAAAAATAAAACTTGATTCTGTTTCACAGACAGTAGATATAAATGGAATGTTGACTGTCACTGTTAAGAGTGGAGTTAAATTAAATTTATCAGGACCACAAGTTGCAATTGGTCAAATACCAGCAATGGGAGGAGTTGTTACAGGTACTCCTGGGGTACCTTCACATTTGGATTTTTTAACAGGTCTACCTTTGCTGGGTAGTAAAACAGTTAAATCATCTATATAGGAGTATAATGCCTTTATCTGGTCCTGTTTTTTCGAGTCTACTTATGTCACAATTTGCTGCTCAGGGTTTTACAGGAGCAAAACTGTTACAAATGTCAAATGCTATAGGTAATGGTGTTTCAAACTATATTTTATCTTCAGCTTATTATCAGGGAGTAAGTACGGGTGTAGGGCCAGGTGTTGGTATTGGTACAGGAACAATAAAAGGAATAGAAAGTTCTATAGCTACTTCTAATATACAAGTTGCAATGTTAAGTCAGGGTTTTACAGGAACTAAAACTTTTCAGCTTTCTAGTGCTATAGGAAATGCATTTTCTTCTTTTATATATACAGGTATTGTTAATTCTTCAAGTGCAGGTGTTGCAGTAGGAAATGGTGTAGGAAAATTATTAGGAGTTGTAGGTCAAGTTATGAGTTTGAGTATTCTAAACATGTTTTATTCTGTTGGTTTTACAGGTTCTAAAATCCTACAATTGTCTAATGCTATAGGAAATGGTATTTGCAATACAATTTTATCAGTAGGAATTGTTACAACAGTAATAGTGGGAGGATGTTTTCCAGTAGTTCCAATGACAGGTGTAGATATAGGAAAAATTATTTGACAGGAGAAACAATGCCTTTTATATTGCCTCTTACACAAGAAGATATTAATTTATTAGTTAGTTCTAAAGAAGATACGCAAACATTAAATCAGTCTATACAAGAATCTAATGTTACAATATCTTCTGAGATAGCAAAACTTCTTTTAATTGATGTACCATTCAAAAAACAATTAGATCCTGTTCATGTCGACATTTTTGAATTTGAAGAAGAATTGAGACGTTTAAATGGAATGTCTATAATACAACCTTTGCAAGAAGCTGGATTCACTATATCAAATACTTCTGGTAATCCAGCAAGATTATCTATTAACGATGGAAGAATGATAATAACAGAAAACGATATAGAAATTCTTAATATACCGTTATTTCCTGTTAGAGGATTTAGTAAATCGCAACAATGTGGATTAAATTTCGATATATGGTCTAGAGATCGTTTAGGCTCTACGACATCATCAAAACACTCTACAAATTTATTTTCTATTGATGGTGGTAATAGAAAACTTGCTGTACGATTTGATGAGAGTTTAGATGTTGAAATTGATATTTCAAGTATTATAAATATATTTCAAGAAGGCGAAGTTGTATTTGCAATAACTACAGGAACAGAAACAAATGCTATTTTGAATTATTCTCCAATTATAGTAAATTCTGAAACTGTTATAATGTCAGGAGAAGAAGTTTTTCCTCTTGAAAGAAATATTGACTATACTATTAATTATACTACTGGAGAAATAACTTTTCTTAACTCGTTGGTTGTTGATTATGAATTATCTGTAGATTATGAAAATCAAGTAATATTAGAAGCTTCTGCTTTAGCATCGACAATACAAGTTTTGCTACAACAATCACATTCTTCTTTACAAAATGTATCGTGTGTTTTCAATGAAGAAATAATGACATTTACTATAGTTTCTAATCATGGAGGTCCTACATCTACTGTAGAAGTAATACCAGCTTCTGAATATGATCTTATGGGTATTCTTGGTTTTTCTGATCAATATATGATACAAGGGAAATATCAAAACAATTTACTTAATGTTGAGATTGATGGCCAAGCAGCAGAGATTAAAATCTCTGATTTTAGATTATGTTTTGAAGATACAGAAAGAGGTTACAATAATGATGATATAGGTTTTAGTTGGTCTGGTAGTTTATCGTCTCCTTTGGGATATGTGGGTTATGACAAATTAGGACCTTTATTTTGTTCAGGACTTAATAATGGAAAAGACGTAGCAAAATCAATCGAAGCGCAATTGAGAATTGTTGGTTCTGGTGGATTTAAAAACGCGACTGTTCATTACTTTACTGATGAAGAAGTATTTGTTATATATAGTGGCACTATGGGTTTATATTCTTCTGTTCATGTTTTACCTGCAAGTGATGTCAATAGAGATGCTTCAGGTTTGCTTGGTTTTTCTACTCCTCAAGAAGAAAGAGGAAATGAAGAATATTATGAGACATTACAGAAACTTTATGACAAAATTAATTCTATAACAAATATGATAGCTTATAATTTAACAGAACCATCGAGATTAAGCCATTCTATTCTTTATACTAAGTCTAATGGCGTAAATATACATTCTGATTTTCAAGATTTTGATGCAACTACTACAAAGATTTATGATGATGCATCAAGAGGATTGTCAAGACTTTATCCTAATGGAAAACTTGTTGTAGATTATACTAATGATAAAATATGTTTTATTGAGGTTTTAAACACAGAAAAAATAGCAACAGTACCCCATGGAGTTTATGATAATGAAAGTTTCTTGGCAGAAGGAATAACTTATTCTCTTAATATTGCAGGTGCAAGTACTGATTATAATTGTACATATAATTTTCAAGCTAAAAAATTTACTATTTCTAAAGGTTCTGGAAACTTTTCTTTACTTTGGCAAACAGGTGCAAATGCTATAACAAGCATAGGTTGTTATCTTGGCTATGATGTAACAATAGATAAAACAGGTTCAGGGTCATATATTTCAGATTTTCAAGTTACTTTCCAAATGCAAGATTTTTTTAATCCAGCATTTCCAAACCAATTTGATGGTACAGGAGTGTCTTTGCCATTAGTACCAGATTACACAGTAGATGAAAAATCTGCAATTATTAAAGAAGAAGAGTATCTTAATGATGAAAATACTAATTCTTTTTTACTAAGAATGAATACTGCTACAACTTATGATAACGAGATTATAGTTGATACATGGGAACAACTTGTTTCTCTTGAACTTGCAAAAGTAAACCAACAATATAATGCTATTAGGTATCATCGTGGAGCTTATGCAAATCATATAAGCGAAACAGATGCAATAATTACTACAAAAACAATAGCATATAACAATCTATTGCCAAATAGAACCAATCTAGTTGGCAGTCTAGCACATCATAATGTTATCCTTAATGTTATACCTATGATTGAAGAGTATGTTGCAGAAGCCGATTTTAGCAATGGTAGTTTAGATCAACTTGTTTTGTCTATTTCTTCTGGTTCTTATGATAGAAGAATTTATAACAATCCTGCACCTCTTGTGATTAATAATGTTGAAACAAAACACATACCAGGAAGATTTGATAATACGGGTTTAATGACAACATCAGTTATTTACACTCCAGAATCTCGATCAGCTTTTAGAATACAGAGAACACAACCAAATACTAATGGATATAGTTATTCTCATTCCGATTCAGATGGTTATAATATTTTATATTCTTCAAATACTTTAGCTTCTATTATTGGTAATAATATAGGTCCTTTTAATATGAGCTCTGGTAATGTGCTTGAGTTGAGTGTTGATGGTGGACTTACTCAAATAGCGACTTTTGATGCTACATCAGGTTATACTGAGAGCAGATTGTCTACAATAGATAGTTTTTTAGTAAAATCTGGTGTCAATGATAAACTTGATTTTTGCGAAACAATAGGCGCAGAGTTTACAATAACAATACCTGAAGGTAATTATACAGGTGCAACTTTAGCTAATGAAATTGCGACTTTATTAAATTCAACAGGTAGTTCTTTTTATGAGTGTTATTATAATTCAGTTTTACCCAAAAGATTTGCGTTTTTTTCTGATGGTGCAGGAGGTTCGGGAATATTTAATTTATTATTGTTGTCAGGAACGAATAGTTCTACGTCAATAAGTTATACTTTAGGTTTTAATAATGTTGATAAAACAGGAAGTCTTACATATTTTTCTGATAATCAGACATCATTTCCTGTATTATCAAATTTAAACGATACGTTTTCTATAAGGATAAATGGTATTGATTCTAGTTTGCCTATTGTTTTAAATCAAGGTAATTATGCAAGTTATACTGATTTGATTTCTGAGATGACAACTAAAATTTCTAATGATATAAATTTTGATATTTCAGATTTTACAATAACATATCCTTCAAATAAATTTAGAATAACTTCAACTATGTTAGGTATAGGTTCTACAATTGAAGTTTTTGAAGGAACAAATGATTTTTTAAGAACTATAACTATGGATGGTGATGTTCCTGTCGTTGGTGGAGGTGATGTAGCTGATATTTCTGCTGTAACTACTAATGAAGTTGCTAATGTATTAAATTCAGAAATTTCTGGAATATCTGCTTCTAATGATGGTAATAAAATAAGAATTTCGACTATATCAGAAAAAGGTTCAGTTAGTTCAATAGAAATAATCGGAGGTACGTGTAGAATTGTTTTGGGCTTAGATATTACTACAGTTTTTGGACAAGATCAAAATAATAAACTTAAGGTTGATATAGATTTTAACGAATTAGAAGATCCAATAGAAGTAATTACTGGAACAGGTATTTTGGGACAAACAATGGCTTCAAGTATACAAACGCAACTTAGAGCTATTGGTTCAAGTGGATATTCTAATTCTATTTGCACTTTTAATGAAACTACAGCTTTTCAAGTTTTTGTAGATTCTCTTAGAATTATTTCTGGAACTTATGGTTTGAGCTCTTATGTCAATGTTAGTGATAAGACAATAAAAATTACCAGTTCTAATAATAAGATTGATTTTAATGAGGGTTTGGGAGAATTAACTTGCGTTCTTTCTGAAGGTTTTTATAACAGTTCTACGTTATGTTCTGAGATAAAAACTCAACTAGAATTAATTGGAACTAATATTTATCAAGTTTCTTATATGTCTAATAAAGTCACTATAAATACTGATTATAATTTTTCTTTATTATTTGGTTCTGGATCAAATAATCTTCAAAGCGTTTGTAACACTATTGGTTTCTATAATATTGATTATTCAGGGAATTCGACTTATACAGGTATAGGATATATTAAAACATGTTCTTGTATAACAGAACTTGGTTTTAACCTTCAAACAATAGAGCCAGGTCATTCTCTTGATTTAACTAATTTAACTATAACAGATTCAAATGTTATTTCAACAATACATTGGTTAGATAACGGTGGGGGAAGTAGAATTGATTTTAATATTGATATTACTTTATCGCCCTTTAATATAATACAGGGTTTAATCGAAGAAATTTTTTCTTATGATACATATACTATAACGTATAGTCCTGCTTTTTTATTGGGAAGAATTCCAAGTAAATTTAGAATAGAACATAATGATTCTTTAATTGTAAATGTTAATGGTGGCCCAGATAATATGATTACAATAGATGCAGTAAATGCTTCTTCAGTGTCTGGTGTTGATCCTTGTACAAGAATTTTCTCTGGAGTAAATGATAGATTAAGATTAATTTTTAATGGTTTACCATATTATGAGATAGTCATTGGGACTCAAATGACACCAGAATCTATTGCATCAAAAATACAACAAGAAGTTAGATCAATATTTCATTCAGATATAGAAATTCAATCTACTTTTTCTAGATTTACATGCGAATATTTATCAGGAAGGTATTTTCTATCTACAGGAAATAGTGGTACTAGTTCGACTTTGTCTGTTGTCAATTATAGTGCAGCACCAAGTTTAAAATTAGGTGTAGCAAATGGAGGTGTAGAGACACCGGGTACAGGTGATGTTTCTAATAATAATTTTGCTACAGCAAGTGAATTAGTTGCAAAATTTAGTTCTTTAACTGATATAAACGTTTCTGGAACAGATTATATAAAGATTTCTAGTAATGTATCTGGCGATTCTACAAGAATACAATTAGAAGGTGAATTAGCATCAAAATTAGGTTTTGATACGGGTTGGAACGATGATTCTTATCCAGCAACTGATCTTTCTTCTGCAAATAGTTCTTCTTTATTAAATATAGTTGATCAAGATATTTTAAGTTCGTATTATGATGCAGTTAGAGGGTGGGATGTTTCAAAAGGTAATGTAAGAATAGTTTTTAGTACTTGTGACAAACAAAAAATTGTAGAAAGACTACCTATAATATCAAATCGTTTGTCTTTTATACCAGGAAGAAAGATGCAAATTACTAACAGGTCTATTGATGTTTTATCAGAATTAACTTATAGTGTTTATGATTCTAGAAAAGAAAAAGTTTTAATTAGACTAAATAAAAAGACAGGTTCTTATGTTAAAATTGGAGAAAAATTGAATCAACAAGAAAATAATGAAAGTTCAATTGATGTTAATAATGATTTTATTGCTACTATTGATTCTATTTTGTCTTAAGAAGGGCTTATGGAAGAAAAGATAACGTGGGAAAAAAAAGATTCGATAAAAAACGATTTTGCTGCTAAATTAGATTCTTTAATGAATGATGTTGTAATGTCAGAATTGAATGATATTAATAGCAAGATTGAAAGTTTGTGTTCAATGGGTGTTATAGAAAACGATAGTAGTTTAGAAGAACTTAGAGAAAAAATGAAACAACTAAGGGAAAAAAATGTTAATAGTAAATAAAATTTCGATTAACTTTGGTACAATTAGTTTTTTAGATTCTAAGATTTCAACTTTTTCTATCACAAATATTGAAGAAACAAGTGTTGAAGTGACTGATATAATTCTTGGAAATGCTGATTTTAGCGTCTCTGATACAAGTTTCGTCTTAAATTCTGGTGAGACAAAAACAATCACTGTCACTTTTTCTCCAAGTTCTATAAGTTCATATTTAACTTATTTGACTATAAAAAATGATTTAGAAGATGTCGTGTTAGAGTTGTCAGGTATATGTGTTTCTGCAGGTATTTTTGTAGACAGAAGTTCTATAGATTTTGGTTTTGTAACAGTACGAACATCAAAGACTGAAAACATTCTTGTGTCTAATATAAGTACTGAAGATGTAGTTTTACTACTGGTTTCAGTTACTACAGATAATAATGTTTTTAGCGAAACATTGAATAATTTTAAGATAGAAAAAGGTGAAGCGCTTAAAATACCGGTAACTTTTTTACCTGTTTCGCAAATTAGTTCTACAGGAAAATTAATAATACATAGTAATGATAACTCATTACCAATATTAGAAGTAAATTTATCGGGTGTTGGATTTTTATCTCCAAATATGTTTTCTTCTACAAGTTATATAAATTTTGGAAACGTACAAATAGGAAATTTATTAACTAAAACATTTAAAATAACAAACTCGGGTGATATCAATTTGACTCTGTCTAATATTTTTACTAATAATACTTTATTTAGTGTTACCCCCAAGAATGCTATTATTTTACCCGGACAATTTTTGCTTATAAATGTCTCTTTTCTTCCTTTAGGAATCGTTCAACAAATTTCTAAATTATTGATTTCATCTAATGATCCAGAAAAACCAATTTTTGAAATAAGTTTAGAAGGTAAAGGTTTATCTCCTAACATAGATCTAGGACAAACGAGTTTAGAGTTTAATAATTCGAATATTAACGAAATCAAACAAATGGGATTTAATATTGGTAATAATTCAGACATTGATTTGATAATTCAAGATATTCAAGTAGAAGGTTCTTCTGATTTTCATATAAACGAAAGTCTACCTTTTACAATAGATTCTTCAAAAACTGTAATTGTTGATTTTATTCCTACAAGTTTGGGCAAAAAAAACGCTATGCTTAGCATAATGTCAAATGATATAGAAAAACATATAGTTTATGTTAATGTTAGTGGAACTGGCGTAAATCCAAATATTTCTATTTTCCCTAATACTTTAGATTTTTTTGATGTTTCTGTTGGACAAACAATGTCATTGACAGTAACAATCTTAAATTCTGGTCAAGGACAGTTAGTAATTTCTAATATAAGTTCTTCTAATATTTTTTTTAGTTGTAATTTAAATAATTTAATTATAAATCCTGGAAAATCACAAAACATATTGATTGAATTTTCTCCTTTAATAGGAGGAGTTCAATCAACAGGTGTAATAACTTTTTCTAATAATGATCCAGATACTCCTGATATTGATTTACTTGTAAGTGGATATGGAGCATTACCAATAATAAATATCACAGAGTCTATAATAGACTTTGGTTCTGTTGTAGCAAATAATATGAAAAGCAAAGATGTTGTAATAAATAACACTGGAAGAGCTAATTTAAATCTAGTGATTTCTTCTAATTCTAGTTTTTTTACGACATCAATAACAAATTTAACAGTAGAAAAAAATTCTTCACAAACTTTTTCTATAATGTTTTCGCCCGAATTTTCTATTAATTATTCTGGTGAAATTTTATTAACTTCTAATGATCCGAACAATCCTGTAAAAACTTTAAGTGTGTTAGGTGTAGGTGTTGTTTCACCTAAAATTAATGTAAATACAAAAGTATTAAGGTTTAATGATGTCGAGATAGGGAACACACAGGTTTTAGATTTAATTGTTTATAATCAAGGAAGCATGATGCTGAATTTTACTACAAGTTTAAAAAACCCAGTAAATTTTTCGGGTCATGCAACTTTTTCTTCAGAACCAAACTCTGGTTCAATACCTATAAGTAGTCAATCTATTTTATCGATAACTTTTAAACCCAATGATCCTTCTGATTTGGAAGGGACTTTAAAAATACAATCAAATGATGTTTCTGAGCCTATTTTGAACATATCTTTACAAGGAACAGGTAAGCAAGCTATACTGTCTTGGGATAAAATAAATACAATGTCATGGGTACCTAATGAAATTTTTACTATTGCAACAAGCATGACAGGAATCATAGACCCTCTTATTTCAGCTTTAGATTTTACAAAACAGATTTTAGACATAATAAAGATTTTTATTATTGATATTAGTGATGTGATGACAATTCTTTTAGAGCAAATCAAAAAAACAATTGATGATTTTATAAATGATCTTTCTGCTACTGGTTTATATGTTTTATATGTTTTACCTGGTAAGCCTGGTATAACACCATATACTTATCCACAATATTTTATGTCATTACCTAAAAGTAGTTTTAACATATTTGATATTAATAATCCAAGTTGGTTTGATAGCGTAAAAGGAGGTTATTCTTCATTTATTTCTAAAATTGTAGAATCTTTTGATGATCCAGCAGATGGTAGGAGACCTCAATTTTCTGATACTTCCATGGTTGGTGCTTATGTTATGATGTTTGATTCTGGTACTATTGGGCCTGATGATATAGCGAAATTTATACGTTCAATACAAAAATTAATGAAAATTTTTAGGAGTCCATTTAAAGTTGCATTCGAACCACCCTCTAATGTTTCTGCTTTTGCTTCAAATAAATTAGTTAGAGTTACTTTTACTCCAAGTTGTTCTGTATTACCTAAAGATTATTTTATTTTTAGAAGTAAAGTTCAGGGTGGTGATGTTGTGTCTTATGAATATAATAAGAAAAACTTTCCTTGTCATGATGAAAATGGTAATCCAGTAAAAAGTTACGAGTTAATAGGAGTTGTAAATGTAAGGAAACAACTTGCTGATATTTTAGGAATTGACGAAAATAATGCTGATTCAATTTTAGGTGAGGCTGGTTATGCTGCTAAAGAGTTGTCAAGTGTTTTTTTGAATGGTGATCCTTTTCGTTTTGTGTATGAAGATACTGATGTAGTAAATGATAGATCTTATTATTATGTAGTAGCTGCGGGATACACTTCTTTACCAAGTTATAAGGATTATGGACAGATAAAAAATGTTTTATCATCAGATTTTGACAAAAAACTTGTTTCTGCTGTAGACCCTGATACATTAGAGTTAATAGAAATAGAAATAAATTCTAAAAGCGTATCAGAAACAAAAATATTAGCAATAGGTTCTTTAAGTTCAGAAATTTCTGCAAAACCTATAAATGCAAGTTTTGAAGTTTTAGGAGGACTTGCTAGATGTAGGAATTTCAGATGCGGGTTTGAAGAAGAAGCAAAAGATACATATATTATACCATCTGATGTTCCTGATTTTTTTATTATATCAAATACTCCTGTTGCTGGTTCTGTAAAAATAAAAGTTTCAAGAAATGGAGCTAATTTCACAGCAAGTTCATATAGTTATCGTGTTGATTATACTCCTAAAATAAAAGAAAATATAAAGTCTTATCAAGCGACAACAAGTAAAATATTTATAAAATCGAAATATTATTTTAGGTCAAATGACGTACTATCTATAACTTATAAATTTAAAAAAGATTTAAAAACAACAAATAAAACAGAAAAAGTCGTTTTAGATCAACGTCAAACTTTTTTGACTAGTAAGAGACCTATAGATTCTTCTACAATAAAAATTACATATAATAGCGTCGCATTACCTGATTCAGAGGTGACAGTTTTAAACGATAAAGACGGAAGAGTAAAGGTTAATAGGCTTCCTGGAACTTCATTAGTTGTAAATTATAATTTTTATTCAGATTTTTATCAAAACGATTTTTTAAAGTGTGTAAAACCCGAGTATAGCAGGTATTTTTTTGATGTTGCAAAATGCGATGCTGGTTCTACATTATGTACAGGATATGATAATGCTAATTGTTATTATAATAATGGTTCTGAGTGTACAAATACAGAAAAATCTACTAGAAAAGTATTGACAAGTCAAGGGTTTATTTCTGAAGATATTTCTTTTAAGTCTTTTTGGGATCCTATTTCATGTCAGAATGGTATTATGCAGCAACGTTGCGATGGTTATTCAAAAACATTTCCAAGATATTCTCCTAAAGTTTGGCCTGATTGGTCGTCTGTTAGATTATCAGCTATTGGTTTATTTCCAAAGATAGAAGAAGTAATGAAAATAATGCAAAATTTACTTGATTCTTTATTAGCAGGTATAGAAAAAATGTCAACAGCAATTGTTAATTTTATAGATTTATTGCAAAAAAAGATAGATTCTTTAAGAAAATTGTTAGAGTCTATAAGATCATTTTTAGTTACAATTAAAGAAGATTTCACTATACCAGATTTATACTTTTTAAGAGTTCCTTATGCTAGTGGAGGAAATGAGTATCTTAAAACAAGTATTTCTAATGCTGAAAATGGACCAGAAAGCGATTATAACGCTTATACTGCAGGTGTTGTGTTAGTTTATGGCACACCTGGTCTGGGAAATGCTCTTAAATTGTTTTTTGGTTAGCATTTCGTTTCAATCTATGCTAAAAATATTGATAATAATTAAATAAAGTTTTTATTATTTATTTTTTATATTAAGGACTACATCTTCAAGACGTTCATAGACCTTAGTAGTCGAGGGAGAACGTTATTAAATTATTCTTATTTTTTCTACACTTTTTATCTGATTATTAATGACATGGCATTTAATTTTTTGGGAACATTGAGCACAACACAACTTCAAGAACTGCGAAGTTTTCTTGAAGAACAATTAGTTGATCTAGATGATGAAATAAATTTTTTATATGTTGAAATGAATAATTTAAAGCAGACGTTAGCTAGTTTTAATCAAGCAGACTTACATTTTGGTGGTGAAGCGTTTAGAACTCTTTATGAGAATGAAATGCATGATGTAGTAAGGACACCTAAACAAGACGATAGTATATCATCTAGTTTAATGTACAAAATAAAAAAACCTTTTATTTCGACTATTAAGTATAAACGAGAGAAAAATGAATATAAAATGAAAAAATTACTAGATGCTATAGAACAAACAAAAGAAAATATAGATAGAAAAGCTATTGCAAAAAGTCAAACAAGTTCTTTGATGAATGAGTTGGAATCTATGTTTACTAACAAAAATTCTAATTTTTTATTTAGAACAACAGAAGAATTGAAAAATTATTCTCAGGGCATAATAACCGATGTCGTATGACTTCAAGTTGTCTAAGATTTGCGACCATAATGTTGTTTATGATGATCACATTGTAGAGAACGACTTAACAACAGTTATCATTGGAGTACCTGTTTCTAATACTAATTTAATAGTAAGGGTAAATGATTTTAAAATATCTTCTAATCATCAAACTGAGACTTTATTGAAAGAAGAAGTTTCAGATCAAGTAACTGGTTCGAATAAAATCTTTTTTGTTTCACAAGGACCTATTTATAGCGGATTGAAAGCAAACAAATTAGCATCATATTTTGAAGATGTAGTAGTTAAGATAAAAGTTGTTGAAGAAGTAGTAACAGAACAATTTACGGGAATTGAAAATTATTTTTATACTCAAGGAAGGCCTTTACTTAGAGAAAACAAATTTGATTTTAATAGTTTTGTTACAGTTAATGATGTTCAAATAAAAATAGATGGTGTTACGCTAAATGAAGATCAAATAACAAGTGTTGATGCGAAATCTGGAAAAATACAATTAAATATTGTACCAGATTCTTCAAGTGATATTGTTGTTACATATTATTATAGAGCTAAAGTCGTAGAATTGAACTCTTTACAAAGTAGAATTGTAATAAAAGAAACTCCTAAATTAGGTCAAGAAGTTTATATAGCTTATTATAGCAAACAAAATGATGGGTGGTATTTAAAAGAATCAAAAAGATCATTAATTGAAAGATCAAAAGATGTAGTTTTTTATAAGCCTAAAAATACTAATAGGTTTTTTATAGAAAAAGAAAATGTTTCTGGACAGTTTACTGGAACAGAAAAGTCTTTTAAGACTAAGTATTTTCCATTGCTTCCTATTTTTCAAGTGTTCAAAACAACAATAGATGAGACACTTAATAATGCTGCAATTGTTTTTGTAAATAACACAATAGTACCAATAGCTAATATTTCTAGCAATACAGGTGAAATAACTTTACATCAAACACCTAAGTCTTCAGATATTGTTCAAGTTTCTTATTATTATCAGTCTGTAATAGAACCAGACAGAATTTCTTTAGACTATTTTGTAGAATCAACGTATTGTGATAAATGTTCTAAGTATTCAGATTTATTAGATTATACTATTAATAAATTGGGTTTATATGAAAAAGTTTTTGATGAAAATAAATTAATACAGGATTTAAAAAAGATAATTAGAACAATTTTAGGTTCTGACCCTATTGCTCTTTGGTATGGTACTAGTTTTGAAACAATTATAGGCACTAAAATGTTTGCTGAAATAACTAAAACAAAAATAACAAACGAAATAGTTACAGCACTTTCAAAACTTAAGTCTATGCAAATACAACAAGAAGAATATCAAAAAGTTACTGATAATGAGTTTTTAGATGTAATATCAAGTATTGATACTCAAGAAGTTTTATCAATACCAACTTTATATCTTACAAATGTCAATGTTATAACTCAATCGGGACGTTTAGTTCCAGTGTCAGAAAATGTACAGATAAAGGGATAAAGATGACACCATCACCTCCGACAGGTATTAATGTTGTTTCTTACAGCAATAAAGTTGAAATAAGTTGGGTTAAAAATCCTGAATCTGATGTTAAGGGTTATAATGTTTATAATTCTACAACTTCTGGTGGCGGGTTGAGTGGATATGTTAAATTAAATAATTCTATTATAGAAGATTATAGTGAAGTAAAAAAAGAAACTACAAATTCATCTGAAGTTGTTGAAGAAACAAGTGAAACAAGAACAACAACAATAGTAGAACAAATAACTAATACTTATATTTATAAGTATACACATGTGAATATTACTGAAAATAAAAAACAATATTATATCATTACTGCTGTAAATAATTTAGGTGAAGAAAGTGCTTTGTCTATAGAAGTAGAATCCACGCCTTTATCAATTCCTTCAGAAATATTTGAAACAACAGTAAGGTCACAGAACGATGTAAGTCTTGACTATATAACAGAACTTCTTGAACGCGAACCCAATTTGGATGTTAAACCTGGTTCTGTTATGAGACAATTACATATTGATCCTAATAGTAGAGAAATGTCTTTTGCTTATGTTAGAGAAGATTTTGCAATGAAATGTCAATCGTTTTTGACATTAAAAAGTATAGATGATGCTGATGGCGACGGTATATCTGATGAAGTTTCAGAATCAATTTATAAGACATTATTAAAACAAGTATTTTTTTTAGATACAGATTCACAAGTTCAAGAATTAATTGATGATTCTTTTGATGCATTAGCTTCAAATTATGGTAAATCAAGACAAGGTGCAACGAACTCTTCTACTTCAGCTGTTTTTTATACGACAATTTTACCTACATCAGATATTATAATACCTTTGGGCGAAATTGTAAGCACAATACCTACAGAGACTCAATCTGCAATTCAGTTTTCTACTTTATCTAGTAAAATTATGGAAGTTTCAAGAATAGATGAATATTATAATTCTATAACTGAGAGATACGAACTAATCGTGTCTATTCAAGCTGTTGAACAAGGTACATCAGGTAATGTTAACGCAAATACAATAATAAATACTAATATTGCTGGACTGTCTGTTACAAATCCAGAATCAGCTTTTGGAGGTGAAGATGAAGAAACAAATGCTGATCTTGCTGATAGAGCTCAACTTTCTTTTGTTGGTTTAGATGTTGGAACAACTTATGGTTATAAAAGAACGTGCGCTGAAATTCCGGGTGTTAGAGATGTAAAAATAGTTACTGCTGGTGAAACTTTGATGCAAAGAGATTATGATGACGTAAGAAAAAAACATGTTTATGGAAAAGTCGATATTTATATAAGAGGTGGAGAAAATACGCAAACTGAAGAAGATGTAGGTTTCTTATACAAACAAATAATTAATGAAGAATTTAATATAATAGATACTTATGAAATGATTATTCAGACTACTAATTCTCTTGTTTCAATTAGCAAACCAATTTATAATGTAAATAATATAAGAAATGTTTCAATAGGACAAAATTATGATTTATTAGGTAATTGGATGCTTAGGAAAAATGGAACTAATTTACTAAAAGATCAAGTCACATTAAATCTTTTAACAGGTGAAATTTCTTTTAATTCTCCTTTAGAACTAGATGATGTAATCTTAGCTAATTATCAATATAAATCTACAATAATTGAAGAAGACATAGTTAATCCTGCTGGTAGTGGTGACGTGGGTGATGTTAATTTTAGTTTAGAACATTATCCTATAGCAAAAAATTCTTTTGTTTTAATAAAAAATGGTGTTGTTCTTGTAGAAAATACTGACTATACAATAAATTTAGTAAACGGATTTTTACATCTAATTGGGTCGGGTTTACAATTAGGTGATGTGCTTATATCTAGTTATGATTATATAATTACTATTGTCGATGAACATGTGTTGACAGCAACAGGAGGAGAAATAACAGCTAATTTATTAAATGGTAATGTCTTAGAAAGTTTATTGATAGATCAAGATGGAATAACATTATATTTAGACAAAAACAATGAAATAAATGCTTCTATAGGTATGCTCTCTACGTCTCTTATTACAGTCACTTATAGATATAGAGACAGTTTTCCGATAGTGCTTTCAAAACAACCCGTTGATGAAATTATTTCTATCACAGGTTCTATTAGTGGAAATTTAGTACCTAATGTTAATTATGTATTGAATAAAATTGACGACATTCTATTAGAGGGTAATTCAAGTAAAGCTTCTCGTTCTGTTACAATTATATATGCAAATAATATACCAACAGGTGAGTTAACACTGTCTACAGAAAATTTAGTAATGATAAATAACGAGTATAGAGAGTTGAATGAATATGGGATTGATATTGAATCTATTGTAGTTAGACAAGGTGATGATATTTTTTTGAAAAACAATGATTATCTTGTTTTACCAGAAACTGAAGGAAAAAAAGTAAGTATTGCAAGATCAAAAATGTCATCAATAATAAATGGCAGTGAAGTTGAAGTTCAATATAGTTATGGAGAAATTTTAACAATTATATATGAAACAAACCAATTAATAACAACTGTTCAAAATACAATTGATACGACAAGACACATTACTGCTGATGTGTTAGTTAAACAAGTTTTAGAAACAAAAGTAGACTTAGATATATCTGTAATTCTTTTATATAATTCTGATGTTCTTACATCAACATCAGACATTAGAACTGCGCTTTCTAATTTATTTAATAATTTAAAACTTGGTGAAGGCATTGCGCAAAGTGATGTTATAAGAGCAATAGAAGAAGTCCCAAGCGTGAAATCATTAGTCGTTCCTTTAGCTAAAATGGTAAAAGCAAATGGCACGCAAATAAATAGAGAAATTGTAGGTTCTTCTTTTTCAATTTATCAGACAAATACAGTTATTTCATATACAACAGGTGCAGGTGCTCTTCTATGTAAAACTTTAGGTAGTAATGCTACAGATGGATTTTATGCTATTTTTGAAGATGATAGACCTTTGGTTTTAATAAATTCACCTGATGAAGTTGATTCTGCACCTGGTCAAGGTTATATAAGTTCTATTGGTGAAATAATAATTTCTACTATATCAAGCGATCAACCTGCTTTACACACTTATACTGTTTCTTATGTTGTTAATGGGGAGACAAATTCAAGCGATATTAATATTACTAATTTAGAATTTTTATCTTTAGGTGAAGTGATTATCACTACTGTTACAGGAAATAGGTGAAAATGCCAATAACAGACAATATACCTCCTATTACTAATAGTAATATATCTAGTGGTTGGAATAGACACAGACAAATATTTATAGAATTACATGCTGTAGATTATGCAAACACTGAACATGATACGCCTTCAGGTGTTTATAGGACTTATTATTCAATAAATGGTTCTCCTGTTAGTTATGGTCCAAACCAACCTGATAATATTACAAGTTTTATTGTTTCAGGTCAAGGTGAAATTCCAATATCTTTTTATTCAGTAGATAATTTAGGTAATACTGAAAGTACAAAAACAGTTATTATAAAATTAGATGATGTGCCACCTGTAACTAATTGTGTTGTTGAAGGCCCTGATGGTTTAAATGGTTGGTATAAAACAAATCCTGATATATCTTTTATTGCTACAGACGAATCATCTGGAGTTTTAAAAACATATTATAGATTTAATTCTGATTCTTTTCAAGAATACATACCTGCTTCTGTTTTTTCTATACCTGGTGAAGGTATTCATCAATTACAATATTTTTCAGAAGATGTTGCGGGCAATGTAGAAGAAGTCAAAACTGTATTTTTTAAATTTGATTATAATTCGCCTTTTACTCAAGACGATTCTTTAGATGATTTATATAGAGAACCTGTAACAATTAATTTTTTTGTTTCCGATTTGTATTCAGGTGTTGATAAAACTTATTTTACTATTGACGGTTCAACTCCAACGACAAGTTCAACCTCTGGATCTTCTGTAGTTATTTCTGATACTGGTTTTTATACTATACAATATTTTTCTATAGACTTTGCTGGAAATATAGAAACAGTAAAATCTTGTCAAATAGAAGTTCTTATTGATACTGAAGCACCAAATGTGTACATTCGCGAGAGTTTTCTTATAAACGGGAATAAGGGTTGGTATGTTTCATCACCAGATATTTCTATTGATGCTGTAGATCTTTCTGGTATAAAAGAAATTGAATATAAATTACATCCTGTAGGAAAAGATACTACTGCTAAATATACAAGTACTGTCGATATTTCTTCTAGTGTAGATATGTCAATAAATCATTATATTAATATAGAAATTGATCAGAGCGAAGAACCATTTGAAATAAATTTAAGAGGCGTAATACCGGAACAAACTACAATAGTAGAAATTATAAATAATATTAATGGTATTGTTGGCCAAGTAATTGCAACTCAAACAGGATCTGATGGTAATGATGGAAGTGGTTATATTACTCTTACATCACCAACTGCAGGTACAGGTAATGCTTCTTCTGAAATAAAATTTTTACAAGTATTAAGTAATGATATAACAGGTGAAGTTTTTGGTTTAGATGAAACTTCTTATCCTCACACTTTTACAGAAACTGTTGTTTTTGTACCCTATACAAATTCGTTTAATATACCATACGATGAATATTGGAATATTGAATTTTATTCTGTAGACAACAAAGATAATCAAAGTAATATTTTTTCAAAACTTTATAAGCTTGATACAGAAAAACCAATTTCATCAGTAATTAATAGTTATGAACCAGATGGAAATAATGGTTGGTATGTAACAAATCCAAATATATCAATTCAAGTTGCAGATAATCTTTCAGGTGTTTTTAAAACATATTATCGTTGGAATACAGATCCATGGATTGAATATTTTATAGACGACATAATTCAAATTCCAAGCGAAGGTGTTCATTATCTCAATATTTATTCAATTGATGTTGCAGGAAATGAAGAGACAGAAAAAATATTTGAATATAAATTTGATCAATCATCACCTGTAACTACTGATGATACGTTTAATTACCAAGGTGTTATTTTTACATCAAAAGGTTCTGGACATCAACAAATAGGCGAAGAAAATCCGACAGTTATAGGACCTTATACAATTCAAACGAGAAACTTGAATGTAGTTGCTGCACCTTATATTTATAACATAACTAAATCACAAGAATATGTGTTGTCTCAAATAACAGGTGTTAATAAAAACGAGTTAATTCTATTACCTATTAATAGAAATGAGAACTCTGATAGATTAGATGCATATAATATACAATTAACTGGTTTGGGAAGTTTTATTTTACCAAATTTTGGAAACGTCTCTAAAATTTATAATAGGTCAAGTAATGTTTATTATAGGATAGATTATGAATTATCAGATTTAAATGGTAATCTATTTTTAAAAGGTGATAAACCTATAAACGAAAACGATATACTATCTGTAGACTATAGTTTTTCTGGAGTTCCTCTTTCTGTTAATGATATTATAAATCTTTCTTATGCTTTTGATAATTCGCATGATCCTCAACCTTTAAATTCTACTAATTATTCTTTAATTGAACCTATTGTTCAACCTTATGTGATAGACTATGATATAACAATAAATTTGTTACCTATTGATGTTTTTTCAAGCGTAGTACATACTTTTTATACTATTGATGGGTCAGAACCCACTGTTGATTCAACGCAAGGAACATCTGTTAATCTTAATGAACCCGGCACATATACGCTTAAATATTTTTCTATAGATTCTGCTGGTAATATAGAACCTGTAAAAACAGCTTTATATGATATAATAATTGACAAACACATACCTGCTTTAGAGATAACTACAGTGCCTCCACCTGATGGTAGTAATGGTTGGCATGTAAATGATTTTAGTCTTAATATTGCATTATGGTCAGAAGATAAGACAAATAGATATAATGAAGATGTTGTCGAAATATCAAATTATTTAGTTGAAGCTGGGATAAACGACTGTATAGATTTTGAAGAAACATCAAGTGTTGAATTAACTGCAATAGTTTTACCAGGATTATACACAGGGGTACAGTTAGCGCAAGAAATAGAAAACGCTTTAAATTTAGCAGGAAATTCTAATTATATTGTAAATTTAATTGACGATGATGTTTCAGAAGCTCAAAGATTTGAAATAAATTCTGATCTTTCTGGTGGAGGTGGAGTTTTTAAAATTTTATGGGCTACTGGTTCTAATTCTTTGACAACAATAGCAAAAACAATAGGTTTTAGTTCTTCAAATCCTTTATATCCTGTTCAAGATTCTATTGGTTATAGTTCTTATTCGTCAATTTATTATAGATTTTTATTAAGCAATTATTTTGTTAAATCAGTAGAAGATATTAAAACTTCTATTTCTAATAAACAATTGATATGTGTAGAGATACTAAAAGGAAATCCTGGATTTTATAATGAGATATTGGTTTATAGTCCAATATCATTGCCATCAACAATAAATGTAAATCAAGTATTAAAAATTTTACCTGGCGTCGGAGGACGAAATTACGATTATTTAGACGATAAACCTGTTTCTGGAACCTTGATAATTACAAAAAACTCTGTACCTTTAATTATAGGTGTTGATTATGGGTATGACTCTATAACTAATAAAGTAACTATTTTTTATGTTGATTCTTATGATTACAAAGCATTGTATTCTATAAAAGACAGAATATGTGTAGATTATACTCATTATATTGGTCTTGATAATGTAAAATTAGGGTTAGACACTGCAACATTAAATATAACAACAACAATTTATGGTGATATTTCTAAATTTGTTGATTTGTCAAATGATAGAGCGAATTTTTTAGTAACATTTCCTTCTTCTCCAAGTCAATTTTTTCATGAAGAAGGTGAACATACTATTTATGCAAGAGTTTTTGATCATAATACAGTTTTAGGAACTGGTGTTCCTAAAAAACAAAGTTTTCTATATGAATTAAGTTTTAAATTAGATAAAATCGCGCCTGAAACGACACATTTACCTATAGAGTCTGGATGGTTAAAAGCACCTGTAACTGTAGATTTTATTGCAATAGACAATGTTTCTGGATCTGGTATTGACAAAACACATTATACTACTGATGGTTCTACTCCTACAATTTTGTCTCCTTATGGAGAAAACATAATTTTTAATGTATCAGGTGTTTATAATTTACAATATTTTTCTGTTGATGTAGCTGGAAACATAGAATCAGTAAAAATAGACACTACTTCTATTAATGTTGATGCTGACCCACCTTTAACATCAATATATACTGTACCTATTACACCCGATGGTGATAATTGGTGGTTTGTGTCGCAACCAACAATTGGTTTTACTGTTGTTGATAATTTTTCTGGGCTTGGACAAACTTTTTATAAGATTGATGATGGACCTTTTATTGAATATACATCGCCATTTCTTTTATCTAAACAAGGTATAGTTAGCATAACATATTATAGTGTTGATGTTGCAGGAAATATAGAAATAGAAAGAGTTGCAATATTAAAATATGATTCTATAACTCCTGTAACTACCACTAATGTACATTCAGTCGATTATGTTTCTAATCATATTGTAAGTTTCATTGTTAATGACGAATCATCTGGTTTACTTGAAACTTATTATACTACTGATGGAACAGATCCAGATTTTTCGTCTCAAACAGGAACATTTATAGAGTTTAATGTTTCTGCAGATTATGTGTTAAAATACTTTTCTGTCGATAGAGCTGGGAATATAGAGTCTATAAAAACTCAAGATATAAAGTTAGACTTAGAATATCCAGAAGTTTCTGATTTTTTACCAACAGGTTGTATAATTACTGATAGTACAACAGAAATCTCTTTTAGAGTGGGTGATGTTCTTTCGGGTGTTGATATTGACTCTATTATTGTTGATGTAGATGGTATTGTTTATTCTACGTCAAAAAATGAGACATATTTTAGTTATGCTGGTACGCCAGAAGAATATTTAATAAGAATTACTCCTATTACAGGTTTATTGAATTTTCAAGATGTAGAAGTTTTAAGAATAAAAAATATAGAAGATTTTGCTGGAAACATAACACCAGTAATTGAATTTAATCTAGTTTCACCAGATACAACACCTCCATGGGTTAGAGAAGTATATCCTGCACCAAACGTACAAGATGTTTCTACTAATTCAAACGTTATTGCTTATATTGATGATGCACAATCAGGTGTAGATATAAAAAGCGTAATTATAACAATTAATGATATAGAATTTAAAATTAATTATAGAAATATTTTAGAAATACAGTATACTGGAATAGCTTCATCTGCTATATGTCAAGTAAGCAATAAAAATCTTTTTACTTATATTGATTCTGTAAAAGATATATCTATTAGTTTTTATGACTCAAATTATAATACAATAAAAAAAATAGAACAATATTTAAATAGTTTGCCTAATTATACAGCAACAATTTTAGATATTAGATTCGAACAAAAAGAAAGTACATTATTACTTAACGTAACTGATCTTGACATTCTTGATTCTAATATTTTAGATTTATATCCACCAGAAGAAAACCAAAATTTTTCTTTTATAGAAAGAAATAATGGATATTTAGTTTTTGCTAGTCCGAGTTTTAGTTTCGAACATAAATCAATAGTTTCAGTTACTATTGCAGCTTCTGATTATTCAGGAAACATAATGGACTTGTTTTCTTATGTTTTCATACCTCATATTTACGCGACACCTTCGATAAAAAAGCGTAATTATCTTAATCGAGTTGCTTTAACATATATAAATGATATTAGAAATAATATTGCAAGCAATTATACAAGGTCTAGATCTACTAGTTTTTATGGACATCATAAAGCAATATCTTTAGAACTTGCAAGACATTTAGAAGAAATTGGTCATTTAAATGAAGATAGAAGTTATTCTACACTTAGGCCTCAATTTTTATATACTAAATTAGGTTATATGCTTGATGTTAAACCCTCTGTTGATTTTTCTCATAATGATTATAGACTTTTATTGCAATCTCTTATTAGCATACTTTTTAAAGGTTCATTAAAAACGTCTTTAGAATCTGGTGTTGCTTTATATATAGGTTCAGAAATAAAGATAATAGAAGTTGTTTTTTCAAAAGGTTCAGATATATCTGATCAATTTGTTTTTACAGCGGATTTGGTAATAAACGATCAATTTAAGAGTATAGATCTTATTGCTTTAAACAATAATCTTGCTAATATTTTTAATTTAGTAAAACCAGCACATGTTTATTTTATACAACGTTTTGTGTGGTCAGAAGAGTTTGATTTTCAAGCTGGTTGTATATTAAAATGGGAACAAGATGAGTTTGGGAATGACGTAATAGATCAGTTCGGGAATAGAGTACCCCTTATTGCACTTGATGGTTTTCAAGCTGCTGAAACTCAATCAGATACAGCTATATGTGATAGATATAAATATTCTTTTAATAATTTTATTGTTGAAGATGTTAGACATAATTGTTTAGGTAGTTTAATAAGAATTGATACTTATACTGAAGATGTTTCTTATCAATTTTCTGGTATTGAAAACTTTTTTTATACTTATCGTTATCCTTTATTACGTGATGAAACTCATGTTGCAACTATAGTTGATGTGTTTGTGACTGTAAATGGCGTGGGAGTGACAATAACAGAAATTAATCCTTTAACTGGACATATTATTATAGGTATTGTTCCTCCTTATGGCAGTATAGTACTTGTAACATATAAATATAATAAGTATTTTGTTTATAGAGCAGTTACGTTTATTTTAAACGATTTTGGTAGTATTTTTTGTCATGGTAGTAGTTATTTTAATATTTTGTCTAGTAATGTCAATGAATTTATTATAGATTCTGATGAAGAAGGTTTCATAATAGAAAAAAGAACAAATTATTTTGAAAATATCATAGGTAGGATACAACCTCCAGAAGTAGAATTACATGCTCATATATGCGAACAAGATTTTATTGCTATAAGTATGAGTTTTAATGTTAATCCCTATGTAGGTTATTCTTTCCCTGGTAGTATAGAAGAAGATCCTGATATAATACCAGATTTTCCTGAAGAGTTTAAAAGAATATCTGATTTCAAAGAGCCTTTAATGTTGGGAAGTATTGACGGGCGTGTTACATATATGAATGATACTAGATATAGACTTAATGGTACTTCAATATTAAACCATTTATGGAGACATCAAGACACTCCTATAATTACTTTACACCATAGGTTAATGTATATAGGAAACCCGTATGTTGGACAAGAATTTCCTGGTACAGAAGAAGATTTGAAAGTGATAGCTGATTTTAAAGAACCTTTAATGTTGGGAGATATAAACGGCTCTATTACTTTCTTAAATGATATAAGATATAGATTAAATGCGTCATCATTTATAAATAGTATGTGGAGAAAACATGATGCTGCTATTTTAATTTTCTTAGAAGAATTGTATACATTGAATATAGGAGGTATTTATTCTGGATATTCTTCAAGTGACGAAACATATATTTATAAATCTTGGACAGGATCAAGTGAAATTAGAGCTTATAATATAGTTTCAGAAGAATTAATTGAAGTAGCAAATTTGTCGACATTGGGTTTTTCTATGACAAATTCTATTATTTGTAAAGAAGGCTTTTTATTAGTTAATGCAAAAGACATAGGATTAAATTCTAATTTAATAACATTGACTTTTAATGGTTCTTTTTCTATAGTTTCTTCGACTGTGTTTCCATCAAGTCAAAATACAAACGATATGTGTGTTGATGTTAATGGGTATTTATATGCTGCATGTGGAACTGAAGGTCTTTATGCATTTAGTTTTAATTCTACTACAGGTTCAACAGTGTATATTGATAAATTTTATGTTCCAGGCGAATTTTTTTATAGTGTAGATTGTGTTGGAGAAGATATATTTGTTTCTTTTTCTTCTTATATTTCTGTTCTTAGATTTAATGGCTCTATTTTTAACGAAATATATAGAACTCCTCAATTAGATCCTAAATCTTATGGTACAAGTATAAATAAATTAAGAATTTTTAATGAGAATTTTATTGTTGCAGGGTGTTTTAATGGAACATTGCCAATAAATTCAGGGTATACAATGTTATTACAGTTTACTGGAAGCGAAATTGTTTTGTTAGATACTTTTGATATGTTTGAAGAAGACACAGGAGTTATGAATATTGCTATAAACAATGAATATATTTTTGTAGCAAGTAGTAAATATTTTCATGTTTTTGATGTTACAAGTGGAGAAATAATAGAAATTATTTCTCAAAGTGAGTATAATAGCTATTATGACATAGTTAAGACAGGAAATTATTTCAATATTTCTTGTGAAAAAAGTTCTAATAATTGCTTTTTACTTTTTGAATTTTTGACAAGGAGATTAGAATGAATAAAGAAAAAAAACCAGTGCTTTCTGACGAATATAAAAAATTAAAAGCATCAAATGATAATGCAATATTAATTTTAAGAGATAAAACAGGCAAAGAAATTATAAAGAGGAGGGTTTAAGTGGAACCAACAATTTGTTGTGGTTTTAAAAATTATCGTTGTAAAGGTGAAGCATGGATGAAGTTAGGCGAAAATCTTACAAGAGAACAAGTTTTAGAAAAGCCAGATAAACATATAATAAATTTAATAGTTGATATTTGCAGTGATCTTATAGCTGAATGGGCATTTACTGGTGTTATTGGCTTGGTATCAGACCATGTACCAGGAATAATTTCTTTAGCAGTTGGTACAGGTGCAGGTGGATGGGATATTCAAAATCCTCCTGAAGAAACTCCTGATTTAGAATTACTTTATAGTGAACTTGCAAGAAAACATTTTTCTAATAAGACATATATAGACCCAACATATAATCCTACAACATCTAGAACTAATATGGTAGATTTTACTACAATGTTTGATTATTCTGAAGCTAATGGTCCTCTTGTAGAAATGGGTTTGTTTGGTGGAAATGATGCTCTTTTACCTAATAGTGGAACTAGAGTAAATGCAAAACATTTTTCTGTATTAAATAAAACATCAATAAGTCAATTAACAATTCTTTATAGACTTATATTTTAGAGTTTTATTAAAATTTTTATTGAAAAAAAAGAATAATGCAACTAATCCAATACTTTTCTGACGGGACACTTTCTTTTAATTGGGACCAATTGCCTTCTAAAATTAAAGAAAGAACAGATATTAGAGACAAAATTTTTAACGAATTACAAGAGAAAGTAAAAGTAGAACATAATGTTACTTCTAGAGTGATTTTTGATTTAAATGTTTATGCAATACAGAGAATTAAAAATGCAACTGGTTTTAATGTCTGGGAGAATATATGAATGAAGGTACAAACAACTATGGTGTATTTAAATTAACACCATCTGATGAAATTGTAAGTAGAACTTTACAAGCTAACTATAGAAATTTTTCTAATGTAATCTGGAGAACGGGAAAGCCGGCATTGGATTCTGAATGGAATCTTATCAATGATATGGCTACAGAAATAACAAGAAATTCTATTTTTTCTACTACATATAGCGGTTGGTTAAATTTAGGGAAAAATAGAAATGAATTATGTTCTAATATTCAGAATACGATTGAATATTATTCACAAGAAAATGAAAATGAAGCTGTAATCCCAAATGCTATAGTTAATGGCTGGCCTGTTCTAATAGGAGGTTCAAACTATACAGATTCATCTTTAAATTTAATAGAATTACAACCATCAGGAGCTATAGAAAGATTTGATTTTGTGTTTTTAGAAGTGTGGAGAGCACAATTGAGATCTAGAGATACAGAAAACTTACCAATTGCTCAAAATAAGCCATCAAGTGATTATATTTGGAAATTTGGTAATGTTCAGTTTGGTGGAACTAATATTGTTGATGACGTAATTGATCCTGTTTTTAATGAAGAAATTTCTGAAAGAGTCCAAATCCAATATAGAATACGTGTAGTTTCTGGTGTTGTTTTTACAAATACAGATTCTTCTGGTTTTGAGGACGCATCTGTTCGTGGTCAGGGTGGAGGAACAACACCCCAAACAATAAATTATAATTTTGTTAACATGGCTGAAGAACTTGGCGATCCTGGTTTATGGAGAGCAGGAAGCGGTAATGAAGCCTCTCAAGTTGCTTTGCAATCTGTAGATGGATATTCTTATGCTATTCCTATGTTTAAGATATATAGAAGAAGTACAACTGTTTATAATGACACAGGGAGTGATTTATTAACTGCATTATACAATCAAACAGGAAATTCTGCTGTAATGTCTGATCTTGTGTCTGATAGACCAGATGAAAAATTCAATGATGCAATTTATTCTTCAGATATTGTTGATCTAAGAAATAAAATATCATTATCAGGATTTGATTTTAGTAAAATTTTAGAATTTAATTTAGACAAATTATTTAGAGGTCAGTTAAGATCAAATATTGCACAGAAGATAACTTATGATTCTATTTCTGACACTGATGTTTTAGGATATACTGATTTTTTAGATAATATGGGAACAAATGGAAAAAGAAGAATCTGGTCTGATGCTTCTTCAAATCAGAACGATATTTTCGCTGAAGTGAAAATAACGACAGTAGATGACACTCTTGATGTTTATAGAGGAACTGGTTCTGGTCCATGGGCAAGTGGAGATACGATTGTTGTAAAAGTTACGTCTAAATTACCTGTAAGTTCTATTATACTTTCTACGCCTCGTATTTACGCTGAAGATAAGACAATAAGTAATTTAAGTTCTTGTGGTAATTGGACTAATTTAGACACGAATCAAGCTATTTTTACATTTAATTCTAGTGTTACTGTTTTTGGGAGTTATGATATTTGGGTTTATTATGATATTAATTTACCTGCTGGTCAAGGAATATCACACGTGTCTGATGAATTATTAAAAGTAACTTATACGAATTACGATTCATTTCTAAATGGTAATGTAATTAGAGGAAATATAATTAAGTCAAAATCAAATAGATTTCAAGACATTTTTGGACACACATATCAAAACAAAGATAATAATAATACTTATGTAGAATCAAAAAGCACTTTTCAAAGAAAACAAATAGAAATAACTCCTATGATACAAACTACTTCTATTAAAAATGGACCTACAAGAACGTTAGAAGTAGAAACTCTTGACCATGTAGCTAAAACTATTTATGTACCATATCCTTTACAGCATTTAAGGGGAGTATATACTTCTGCAACAGGAGGAACAGAAATAGCTATGCGTCAAGAGACTGTGCAAACTGTTTCATCTATAGATATTATAAATAATAAAATTCTATTAAGTGAAGATTATTTCATAGCAATAATTACATCTTTACAATATATACCTTCTGGACCAGGTTCAGAAGTAGAATTAATTGGAACTTATAATCCAGTATTTGAACATGTTGTAGTTACAGGTGAATCTATAGGTTCTAGAGTGTCTCTTTATACAAATTCAGGAGTTCTTTGGACTATTCCTTCGGGTGCTACTTATGACCAGTTTAAGTGGTCAGGAACTAGAATTAGAGTCAGACAAGATTCTGGTTACGGTTATGATTTAAATGGTTTGATAATAGATTGTACTGATTCAAATAATGCAGGTTTGATTACAACTATGGCAGATAGACAACAACTTTGGATTGATTGCGATTATTTTGGAGCACCTCATAAAGGCGCTGAATTAAGATTGATATATTCTTATACTCCTTATCAAGGTAGTTCAGTTGGAGGTCAAGAAATATCTTTAATACATAGAAGAGAGAAGGGAATATTTTTTAATAATGGTACTGGTGGAGGAACAATTAGTTATGGAACAGATGGTACTTCTAATATCTCTTATACACCCTTATCATCTAAATTACCTGGAAGTTTTAATGATTATTTGAGAGACGGACAAGTAATAGAAATCTTAAGTTCAGGACAGAAAAGATTCGATTCTGATATCTGGATGTCAGCTTCTTATGATATTTACGGGTATAGAACTGGTGGTTCATTGGTATCTGAAGATTATATTGTTCCTTCAATGCCTGAAATTGCTCAAAGGGGATTTTTAGGTTTACCTGTTTATGAAGTTATTTTTGAAGAACCTGTAATTGATTCTACTTATGCAGAGTTCATAATTGTTTTATTAGTAAAAAATAAAGTAACTGGACAATTATATCTTATGTTACAAATTGGTAATAAAGGTATACACGTAAGAGGCGAAGGAAATGTTTTTGTAGATATATTTCATTTATATGAAAGAGTTTTGGTAAAATAATGGATGTTCTTGTTGTTGGGTTAGAGTTTATTAGTTTTAATTTTATTCAGCATCTGTTAGACAAATATACAGATTACAATATAATTTGTATAGATAAAATCGAGAAAAAATATTATACGCAGTTTTTACAAGATTATAAGAAATTTTATTTTTATCGGATGGATAATGATAAATATTCTGATGTTTTGAGTTTTTTTAAATTTTGGTATGGATTTGATTTTATAATTAATTTTATATCTGAAAATAATACTAAAGAAGAAAAAATTTTATTAGAGATAATACAAAAATATAAAACAAAGAAATATTTACAAGCAATATCTTGTTCTGCTTATAATAATTCAAGTGCAATTCAACAATTTTTAAAAATTCCTGTTGTTTCTTATCGATATTCTGGTATTTACGGATGTTTTCAACACCCAGATCAGTTTATACCTTCTATGATTATAAATGCTTTAGAGGGAAATTTAATATATCGACAAAATTTTTGTCGACATAAATTATCAAATGTAATAGATTATTGTAGGGGTTTAGAGACTTTAATGCATTATGGGACAGTAGGTGAAACATATTTTTTAGAAGGAACTGATGTTTTTGATAATGATATAACTTTATCTATTGCTAATTATCTTGGTTTTATAGAAAATATTCAAGAAAATAATTATAATGATAACAAAATAAGTTTATGTCATAACAACGATAAACTTAATAAACAATATGGTTGGAAACCTGTTATAAATATAAGAGATGGTTTAGTTGACACTATTGAATGGTATAAAGACAACAAGTCGTGGTGGAAGTCTTTAAAAACATTGCAAGAATTATTTTAAAAAAAATTGTTTAGTTTTTACGTGACAAAAGTCACGTTTTTAGTTTTTAAGAAAGAATTTATGGTTGATATTGAATTAATTATTGACAATATTTGGACATATATAAAACCTAATATAAAATTAATGCCAGAATTTATTAGAGAAATAGATTCAGCAATGTCTTATGCAAGAGAAGAATATTCGTCTTTTAGAAAAGAAATAGTAGAATTAGAGTTTTCTATGTTTGATAGAGAACAACTAAGATATCCTACAGGTCTTTTTTCATTTTTAGAAAAAATTTTAATAAAACATAAATATTCTTTTGATGTTCTTGACGCAAGAAATATACCAGAAATTAAACATTCTTTAAAAATGCATTCTAAGAAATTGAGAGATTATCAAGAAGAAGTAGTGTATAATAGTTTGAAATCTGAAAGAGGTGTCATAAAAATAGCTACAGGAGGTGGAAAAACTGTAATTGCTGCTGCAATTGTTGCTAAATTAAATTTAAAGACACTATTTATTGTATATTCTGTTGACTTATTAGAACAGACTGCTGACGAATTCGAAAATATGTTTAATATAAAAGTAGGAAAAATCGGTGGTGGAAATTGTGATTTAAAACAAATAAATATTTGTACAATTCAAACTCTTCATAGTGCTTTTGATTTAAAATATGTTGCAATAGACGAAGAAAATTTATTTAAAGAAAAGATTAATAGTTCTGTATTAGAGAGAAAAGAAGAAATACGTAAAGTAGTACAAGAAGCTGAAATCATAATTTATGACGAGTGTCATAGATCGACTAGTTCGACATATATACAGATGTCAAGATTATTTACAAATGCTTATTATAAATATTTTTTCTCTGCGACACCTTTTAAAGATAAATCTATAGACAACGTTCTTTATGCTTATTCCGGAAAATTAATATGTAATATTAATGCTTCATATTTAATTGAGAGAGGATTTTTAGTTCCACCTAAAATTTATATGTTAGATCCTAATGAACATTCTGAGTATAAATATTTACATAAATCGTTTAGAAGCGTTTATGAAAATTGGATTGTCAATAATAGTCTTAGAAATCAAATTGTCGTTGACAGCACACTACGATTAATAGAATTAGGCAAATCTGTGTTGATAACAGTTACCAAGTTGCCCCATGGTGATATTATAAGTGAGATGCTAGACAAGGCGGGAGTTAAGTCTGTCGCCTTTATAAAAGGAGAAGTCGATAAAAATACCAGAAAAGATTTATTAAATAGAATCAGAAACAAAGATTTACAAGTTATTGTTGGATCTGTTGTCTGCGATGAAGGTGTCGACATACCAGCTCTTGGTTCAGTTATTATGGCAGGTGGAGGTAAGTCTTTAATTCGTTCTTTACAAAGAGTAGGAAGATCTTTGAGACCATACCCATCAGCTGAGAACAATGAAAAAAAAGAAGCAATCATAGTAGATTTTTACGATAGACTTAGGTATTTATCATCTCATTCAAAAAAAAGAATTAAAATATATGAATCTGAACCTAAATTTGAAATATTCAAACATTTTTAAAAATGATTTTCGTAGATAAATTAGCAGTTTATTCTAACGACCAATTAAGTGATATAAACAAAAGATATGATTTGTTTACAAAATGGTCGCATTTATTTTCAGATAATGACGAGAAAGAATTACATGATTTTGCTTTAAAACTTGGTTTAAAAAAAGAATGGTTCAAAAATATAAAAAACTTCCCTCATTATGATATAGTAGAATCTAAAAGAAAATTAGCAATACAATTAGGGGCACGAGAAATTAATTTAAGGGTTTATTTAAAAGCAAGACAAATAAACTTGCATAAAAAGTTATTTTAGAGTTGAATAAATATTATAAAATGTTATGCATGTAGAAGGTGTAATACCGAGAGAATTCTTAGAACAATATTTAAAACTTCTTAGTCCAGACAGTTTTTGTACACTTCTTCGTTTTTTCTTTTTTTATTTTGATAATAAAGAAAAAGGTAATGAGATTTCTATACCATCTACAGTGTTTCAAAAACATATATTAGTTTCTGACGATAAAGATCGTGTAGAATATGCTTGGGGAGAGTTAAGTTATTGGGATTTAGTAAAGAGAGTTTATGGTCAGAATTCTTATGAATTAAATATTGGAAAAATATTTAATAATGAAGATAAATTTAGAGTTTCTTTAACTGATGATGGAATAAAAATTAGAAGAAAAAGGAATTTAGCTGATTATCTTCAAAAGTATATAGAGCGAATTGTTTCAAGTTTTACTAATCCAAGATTATCAGAAAAAGTTTCTGAACTTATATCAGGACATATAAAATATCTTTATGGAGAAAAAGGTAGAGTAGAATTACAAGATATAAAATTTTTGACTGATCCGTTTTTTGATGTTCCTCAAATTGTCTTGGAAAAAACATGTGATGTTTATATTACAAGTTATTATGCTAAAAAGCCCGTACAGTACATTCATGGAATCATGAAAAAAATACAGGAAGAACGTTCTGATAAGCCAACAGATAAAGAAGATCTTAAGACATTGAGTTTAAAACAATACAAGCAAGAATTTGAAGAAAGTAACAGACAATTAGCTATAAAAATAGCTTCAGGGAAGATTCAAGATAATAAAGCATATCAGGCGTATCTTAGGACAAAAGATATTAAAGGTTTAAACAGATTATTTGAGATAGGATGTAAAATTTTAATAGAGGAAAATAGAAGCAGTGATATAAAAAAAGATTATGATTGGATACAACAATGATTTTAAGAAAAAGAAATAGTTCTGCAAAATATAACTTTTGGTCACATTTTCATAAAATGATTGATATATCAGCGTTTGGTAATGAAAAAATTATTGACAAATTAAATAATTATAGTTCAATAGAAAATTTTATAGAAAAAAACTATCTGCTAGCTAATATACCAGAAAAATATTTTAATTTTGAGTTTTCTACAATTAAAGATAAGGTTGAAACAATTGAAACAAATATAGAGCAAATAAAGAATATAGAAAAATATATTAACTCTATCGATAAAGCTGCAGAAAATGGCATTGGGCTTTACTTATCAGGATCTCATGGTGTTGGAAAGACTGCTTTAGCAATTATAATATTGAAGACTGCAATAAATAATTATTTTTCTTCTTTTTTTAGTAGATCTACAGAAATAGTTGAATTTATAAGATCTGGTTGGAAAAACGATGACAAAAAAGCATATTTTTCTTATGTTGTAAATAATTGCAAGTTTTTTGTTATAGATGACATAGGAAGATTATTTGACCAAATATCAAAATCTGAACGTGCTAATATTGACGAAATATTTACAAAACGTGATGATTCTAATCTTTGTACTATTATTACTGCAAACCATCCTTTGGAAGTAAATAAAGATTTGTTAGGTGATGCACTTTATTCTAATTTTAAAGAAAGATTAATTGAAATAAAGTTGTTAGGTGAAGATTATAGAAGTATCATTGGCCAATCTTTATTAGGAAAATTATGACTATTAGAAGAAAAACAAGTTTTCAAAAAACAAATTCTAAAAATGCAGAAAGACCTTTTGTTGATGTAACTTTAGAACTTAAAGCATTAAGGTTTCTTGTTTTTGATAATGATTTTGATAAAAAAATTGATATTGATGAAATTAATGCTAATTTATCTTATGTTATTTTTATAGGTTTGCCTAATGATGTGTTTACTTCTGAATTTAAGCAGTGGATGTTTTCTAAGATAATAGAGAACTTTATTTCTTTTTCAGAATGTATTTCTAAGAAATTCTTGTTAGACGAATTGCGCGATAAATATAAAGATAAAGATGAATATGAACAGAAAAAAATAGCATTTGATAAAATTTTTTCATATAGGTTCGAAACAAAATCTTTCAAACCTATATTTGATAAATTAAAAGAAAAATATTTTTATAGAAGTTTGTTAGACATAAATTTAAAAATAAATGATCAGTTAAAACAAGATTTTATTGACGAAAGACATGAAGCACTTTCATTAGCTCAAAACATACAAGATTCAGTAAACAAAATTCTTCTTACAACAGGTAAATATAAAGTTGAAGAAGAAGACATGTTACATGATATTGACAGAGATATTGCTGAGTTAAAAGATAAACAAGAAAACCCTGAAAAATATCGTGGAATACCTACAGGCTATGAAAAAATAGATCAAGCTACAGGTGGATGGCAACCTGGTGAATTTTCTTTAGTACTTGGACGTCCATCAATGGGAAAATCTATCTTATTATTGAATTTTGGATATAATGCTTACGAATTAAATTATAATGTTATATATGTTACTATAGAGATGCCATTAAAACAACAACGTGCAAGATTTAATTCGTTAGCTACAAAAATTGCATATAATAAAATAAAGCTTCCGCATTTATTAAGCGAAAATGAAATAAGTTTTTTAGAAGGACATTTAAAAAAATTAAAAGTAAAACATAAAAATAATTATTTTTGGTTAGTCGATGCACCTCAAAACTGTAATAGTCAGTTTATAGATTCTAGAGTAACAGCTTGGGAAAATACAACAGGTAAAAAAGTTGATCTTATTATTATAGATCCTGTTTATTTAATGACTCCGAGTGAAAAGAAAACAGATGATCCAGTTGGTGTTATTTCATGGGATTTAAAGATTTTAGCGAGAAAAAGAGGTGTTCCTGTTATTGGTGCAAGTCAATTTAATCGAGAGTCTCATAAAAGACACTTACATGGAAAAGATGTTGATTCTATGGATGCTGCTTTCACTGATAAATTAGGCTATAATACAGATAATATGATAGGAATAACAGGAGATGAAGAAACTGCATGTTTATATTTTCCTAAGACAAGAGATTCTCGACTTACAAAATTATTTTTTGTAAAGCAATTTGATATTATGAGATTTAAATATGATGATCGTGTCGATCAAGATTCAAATATAATAGAAAAGGATGTGGAGGAAAAATGAAAATTAAAACAGAAAAATTAGCTACACCAGTGAAATATTGTGTAACAATTGACGCTGAAAAACTAGAAGATCGAAAAGAGAAAGCTTATAATAAAATAAAGCATAATATACATATTGCTGGTTTTAGAAAAGGAAATGTTCCGAGAAATGTTGCTGAATCTAATTTAGAAATAGAAAAGTTATATAAACACATGATCGATGAAATATTTAATGACATCTTTTTTGCTGATACGTCAATTGTAGAAACATCGAATTATAAGTTTTTTGGAGATCTTAAAAAGAAATTCCCGCTTACTATAGAATTTATTGCTAATGTAAAACCGAGTGTTGTTTTGCCAGATTTTAATGAAGTCAAGAAAACAATTAGTAAGAAAACAATAAGTGTTACAGAAGAAGATATTAAGAATAGAATAACAAATGAAATAAAATTGAGTGAAGAAATTAAAGATACTTCAAAAGAAGTTTTAGAGAATTTAGATGTTGCTGTTATAGATTTTGAAGGACGTATTGAGGGCGAAGAAAAGCCTTTTAAGGGTGGAATAGCAAAAGGGTATCAATTAAGAATAAATGAGATTGTTAATGGAAGAAAACAATTTATTGACAATTTTGAAGATCAATTAATAGGTATGAAAATTAATGAGACAAGAGAAGTGAAAGTGTCATTTCCTTCTGATTATAAAGAAAAGTCTTTAGCAAGTAAAAAATCTATATTTGTCGTGACTTTGAAATCAATTAAGACAAAAATTACGCCAGAATATAATGAAAATTTTGTAAAAAGTAAAGGTTTTGACAATATTAAATTATATGAAGAATTTTTAAGAGACGAAATTTTAAAATCTGAGATAAAGAAAGAAGATGAAAGTTTTAAAAAGCAAGTTATATGCAATATAGTTAATAGTTCTGTTATTTCACCAATACCAGAGATAATGATAGACAGAGAAAACGAAAAAGAATGGAATAGTTTTTTAAAACGTTTGGGTCAAACAGAAGCGCAACTAGAAAAAGAGCGTAAAATAACAAAAAATATTTTTTTCGAAAACACAACTGAAAAATCAATAGAAGTTTTGAAAACTTCTCTTGTATTAGAAGAAATAGCAAGAAAATTTAATATTACTGTAAATGAAGATGAAGTTGCAGAACATTTAATGAAAGTAACTAATATTCTTAAGTTTTCAAAAGATAGAGAAGAAAAGGTAAAAGAAGAATTAAAAAATAATAAAGGTCAATTTAATTTAATGAAAACAGCAACTATAAATGAGAAAGTAATAGATTTTTTAGGAAATGAGTTTAATAAATGAAGGATTATATATCTATTTCAGCATCATCTCTTTCTTCTTTTTTTAGATGTTCATTTATGTATAAATGGCAATTCATTGATGGTAAAGTGCCAGATAAAATTTCTATTTATACTATATTTGGGTCTGTTTTACATAAAGCGTTAGAATTACATTTTAAATATAATTTGTCTTTAGATGAAATTTGTTCGTCTTTAAATATTTTATTAACACATTATTTTTCTGAAGAAAAAAATTTTGAATTTCCAAGTGAGTCTGTTTTTAAGGAATATCTTGTTAAAGGCATGTTACAAATTAGTAATGTAAAAAAGATGAAAGAAAGATGGAAAGATTATACAATATTAGACGTTGAAAAATATATTAAAATACGTTTTGAAAACAAGTATTTTGATAATGTTTTTTTGACTGGGAAAATAGATTTGTTATTAAAAAATTTAGAAAATATTATTTGTCTTGATTGGAAGTCTTCTAAATCTAAAGAAAACAATATTGACGAAAATATTCAATTAACTTTTTATATGTTTTTTGTAAAACAATTATATAAATATTCTGTTGAAAATATTTTTGGAGCACTTGCATATCCTATTGATGGTGAAATTTTATTTTCTCAAAGAACAGAAAATGATTTTTCTTGTTTGTTTAGACAAATTAACAATATGTTAGAAAGAGTACATAAGACTGATTTTATAAAAGAACCTAAAGTTAATATGCGTATTAATGATTGTTTTTTTTGTCAATATCAAAGGTCTTGTCATGAAGATGATAGAAGATTATAAGAAAATTTATAATCAAATATATTCAAAAATCAATTTAGAAATCATATTTAAACAATATAATATTGATTTTAAAACATATCATACAAAAAAAGGTAAAGAGTTTATGTGCCTTTGTCCTTTTCATGATGATACTACTCCTTCCTTTTCAATCCAACAAAAAACAGGTGTTTATAATTGTTTTGTATGTGGTGGTGGTGATTTTATAAAATTTATTAAAAAATTAGAGAATTTAAATACAACAAAAGAGACAATAGAGTTTATTAAACATCAGGTTGGAATAACTGAGAATAGCGATGTTTTTTCTATAATAAGCGATTCTTCTTTTAATTTTTTTGATAAAGAAAATGAAAATGAAATTGAAATAGAGCCTGAATTTTGTGAAGTTAAACTACCTAAAAGTGAACCTGCTGAAAAGTTTTTTGATATAGTGAAAAAAAGAGTTTGTATTGAAGATGTAGTAAAATATGGTATGAGATATTGTATTGATGACTTTATATATCATCATCGTCTTATAATCCCAATTTATATGGAAAATAAGTTAGTTTCGTTTGCAGCAAGAGACATGTCGGGTAAGTCAGATACGTGGTTAAAAGTCAAAAATATTCTTAAACAAAAGAGATTAAAAAAAGAAGATAAAAAAAAGTTTATAGATAAATACTTATATAAAAAAATTTTATACCCTTGTGGTACTCCAATGAGTAATTTATTTTTTAATTGGGATGAAGCTATAAAACATAAAGAAGATGTATTTCTTTGTGAGGGTATTTTTGATGCATTAAAAATATTAAAATTTGGGTATAATGCTTTAGCTCTATTAAGCTGTCATCTAAATAGTTATAAAGCAAAAAGGTTAGCACAAAATTTTAAAAAGATTTTTGTTGTTTTAGATAATGACAATAAAATAGATAGTTTTGGGAAAAAATTTAATCCTGGCCAAGAAGCTGCTCAAAAAATGATAAAAGAGTATTTTTCTGATATTGATGTTTTTAACTTAGTATTACCTGAAGGAAAAGACCCTGATGATTGTTCTGAAGATGAATTTAATGATTCTCTTGACAATTCAAAAAAACTAAAAAACGTATTTACTTTAGATCTACATTAAATTATTATTTTCTTAGTTGTTTTTACGTATGAGATTATATATGAGAGCATTTGAGTAAATTATGAGATACTATAAATTTAATTTCTTTTTTACTCTCTACTATTTTACAATTTAACATTTAAAAATATTTGATGTAGGGAGAACATTCATGGAACTGTCAGAAAGTTTTTTGTCAGTCTTGCCTAATCATATTTCATCAAACACAACAAAACATTTTGTTTTTTTTAAAGATAAAGACGGGAAAAAAGTTTGTTTATCTGGAAAAAAAGTTCAACTTTTACATTTTAATCCAGAGTTTGGCGTAAAGTTCATAGAAGTATCAGAAAAAGAAGCTAAAGATAAACATCTTGGAAAAATGCGATGTATTGGAATTGTTTCTGATGAATATGAATTACTGATTTTGTTATCTAAGTATTTTTGTTTTGATATATCGCAAAATTATATTGCTCCAGTTGAAGTTGAAGTCTATAAAAAAGATAAAATTAAAAAACAAAAAAGAGAAGTTAAAAAAGATAATGAATTGAAAATTAATTTATTACCATCTGATAGAGACGAAATAGAACTCATAAAACAATATAGGTTAGAAACAAATAATAAGAAAAAAGATAAAATATTTAGAACTATATTATTTAAGCGTGGTGTTAATAATAAGACTTGGTCACAAATAATTAAAAGTTATATTTCTTTTAATAAACATAAATTTAATTGTTTTAATGATAGAACTGAAGAAGATTTTTATCAAGAAATAGTTGCTGCTTTGCACAAGCAAGTTTCTAAATGGTTTGATGTATCATTAAATTTTTGTTTTTCGACTTATGCTTGGCATGTAATTAATTGTGCTTTTAATAGGATTTTGCAAACTCTTTCTACTCAAAAACGAAGTTTACCCACAACGAAAAATATCGATTTAGACAATCCAGAGAACAACTTTGATGTTTCTTCAGAAAAATTATTGATACATCAAAATAGTTTTGAAGATGAATTTTATAATCAAAATTTATGTCGACAAATTGAGAACATGCTTGAATTAAAGGAGATAAATGCACCAGAAGAATTAAAAAAAGATATTTTAGAAGCTATTAAAGACAAATCTATTGTAACAACATCTCTTTATAACTTAGCAAAAAAGCATAATGTTACAATAGAAGAAGTTTTTTATCTAGAAAAAAAATTAAGAGACAATTTTAAGCATACTATTTTACGTGATATTATAACGTATATGAAATATGATATAAATGCTGACGAAGAACTTGCAAAAAAGTTTAAACGTTCTACAGGACATATTATTAAAATAAGAAATCAATTTATATCATCAGTTAAAACAAAACTAAAAGGGATGGAATAACAATTGAGATTAACATGGTATGTTCTTTTAGTAAGACAAGGCTATGAACAAACAGTAAAAAACCAAATAAATCAAAAAAAAACTGAGTTAAATATAAAAGAAGTTATTACTTCTAATGAATTAACCGGTTATATATTAATACACTCTTATGAAATAACAAAGTCACAATCTGATTGTTTGTTAGTTTTTGATGGAGTATTGAAATTTATTGGTACTAAAAAATATGGGCCTAAAAAATTTAGCACAGTTCAAATTAAAAAGTTAAGTCTAGAAAATACTGATTTAAATAAAGAAAAAAGTGTTTTTAAAAAGGGTGATTTTATAATTATTGAGAAAGGTGATTTTTCTGATATATCAGGCGAAATAGTCGATATAAGAAAAAAAATAGTAAGAATAAAACCAGAGTTTTTAGATAGAATAATACAAATAAATATTAAAGATATTAGATATTTATGAATGTCTTTGATTATTTTCCACATGAATCTTTTAGACAGTTCCAAAAAGAAACTATATTAAAAGCAAAAGATTATATAGAGTCTGAAGAAATCGAAAATATTGTTTTAGAGAGTCCTACAGGTTCTGGGAAGAGTGCAATAGCAATTTGTCTTGGTCTTTATTTTAAGTCTTCATTTTTGTTAACTTCACAAAAAATTTTACAAGATCAATATTTTAAAGATTACAAATCTGATAAAACAAGAATTATCAAAGGAAGAAACAATTATCCTTGTGTTTTCATGCCTAAACTTACATGTGAAGACTCTTATTGTTCATTAAAACCATGTCCAGTAAAATCTAGTTGTCTTTATGAAATAGCGAAAAGTCAAGCATTATTATCTCATGTTTTATTAATGAACTATAAGTATTATTTATGTACTATGAATTATACAAAAGCTTTTTCAGAAAGAAGTTTGCTTATTTGTGATGAAGCTCATAGACTTGATGACGAATGTATGTCGTTTGTCGAGTTTAGTTTTTCGTCAATTTATCTCTCTAAACTTGGAGTTACTTCAAAAATACCAACTTATGATAATCTATTAGATTATGTTTGTTGGTTAAAAATGATTTTAGAGAAAGTTAAAGAACTAAAAGCAATTGCGTCTGAAAAACTTAAAGATAAACTTTTAAGCTTAGAAAAAATTTCTGAATTACAAAAAGAACTGAATGATTTAGAAACACAAGAACAAAAAATATGTTCTTTCTTAGAAAGTTATAATAAAGTCGAGTGGATTTTTGATATAACTACAAATTTAAAATTACGTTCAAAATCTATTATTTTTAAACCTTTAACTATTGGGTATTTCGCTCAAAAATTAATTTTTAAATATGCAAGAAAAAAGTTGTTTATGTCTGCGACAATTCTTGATAAAGAAAATTTTTGTAATAATTTAGGACTAGATAAATTAAAAACAAGATTTATACAAGTAGATTCTACTTTTTCTAATGAAATAAGACCAATAATTTTAACGCGATCTGGTAATTTAGGAAAAAACGATATAGACAGCAATTTACCAAAAATTATTGAAGATATTAGAAAAATACTTGATTACCATGACACTGAACATGGTTTAATTCATGCTCATACTTATAAAATTTCAAATTATATACAAAATAATATAGGAAATGACTATATAAATAGGTTTATATTCCATGATAGTGAATCTAGAATGAAAACTTTGAATCAATTCTTAGAATCTACAGACCCGAAAGTTCTTGTCACTCCTTCTATGACAGAAGGTATTGACTTAAAAGATGATTTAGCAAGATTTGTTGTTATTATAAAACTTCCCTATATGTTTTTAGGTGACAAACAAGTGAAAAAAAGAATGGAAATAGATCCTGAATGGTATAATTGGAAAACTGCATTAACACTTGTTCAAGCTGCAGGTAGAGGTGTTAGACATAATAAAGATTTTTGCACTATTTATATAATGGATAGTCAGTTTTCTTATTTCTTAAAACGAAATTTAAAATTTTTTCCTAAATATTTTATTTCAGCAATAAAAAATTAATTATGTTTTATTATAAAAACGAGGAAAAATATGCAACGGATCGAACAACTTCAGCAACTTACTACAGTAACATGTGATGGTGATTTAATTTCGAAATTTGATCGCGATGAATTAGTAAAGCAAGATTTTGTAAGTAGAAGTTGTGGATACAATATAATAACTGAGAGTGGTATACGTATTCTAAATTCTCTTGGCCTTTTGAAAATTAATAAGAAACAAAAACCTGTTCCGGAGATCGAATGGTCGTAATTATAGATGGAAATCAATTAGCATGTAGGTGTTATTTTTCTATTGATGAATTGTCTAATAAACGAGGTGAGAGGACAGAAACTGTTTATGGATTTTTAGTTTCATTTAAGAAATTGATAATAGATTATTGTAAAAATGCTACAGTTTTAATTGCTTGGGATGGTGGGAATGCAAAAAGGAAAACTATTTACCCTGATTATAAAGCTGGAAGAAAAAAGTTTGAAAATGCTTTTTATTCTCAATTAGATAGATTAAGAGAAATTTTAAATTTATTAAGTGTAAAACAATTTCATTATGCTGATGTTGAAGCTGATGATATTATAGGGACATTAACATATAATTACAGAAAATTAGGAAATAAAGTTTTAATAGTAAGTTCTGATCATGATTTTGAACAACTTATAACTAAACATGTTGAAATCTTGCATCCTATGAACAATAATATTATTAAAGATATAAATTTTGTTTTAGATAAGTATAAGATTATGCCTAATAGATTACCAGAAGTTATGGCTATTACTGGTGATCCGACAGACAATATTCCGGGTGTTGAAGGTGTAGGTGATAAAACTGCTGCAAAACTTATTCTAGCAAATAATTCTTTAGAAGAAATGTTAGAAAACGTCGACTATTTAAAAATTCTGAATAATAAAGGCGATAAAGTTGATGCTAAAGAAAAATTAAAACAAAAAATAAAATCAAATATAGATAATATAAAAATATCATATAAACTTGTAAAAATTTGTACTGACATTAATATAAAAAACGAATTAAAGGAAGTAATAAAGCCTGATTTCGAAAGAGTTTTAAATATATTTAAGACTCTTGAATTTGAGAGATTTATAGATGATTTTGACTTTTGGAAAAAAACCTTCAAATGCTAGTTTTTCAGATACATTAGATTTAATGTATGTTAAGACAGGAATTAAACCAAACGATTTATTGTTATTAATCGATGCTTTTTCTTTTTTTATCAGGAAAGTTCTGATTGAAACTGGTCATATTTATATTTATGGTTTAGGAAGATTTTTTATTAGACATCATGCATTACGAATCTATAAAAAAAAATATGATATAGTACATTTTGTTTCTTGTGATGATTTTAAAGAGAGAATTAAAAGAACAAGAAATGATGTCATAAAATTTTGTAATTTTACAGATAAAGAGTTTAAAGTTATATCCGATTTGTTTGGGTATGAAATTGATGATGTTAAATATTTATCAAAGTTGTTTTTTTATTGTGTTCCGATCTATTTATTAAAATATAAGATTTTTAAAATTCCAAGATTTGGAAGTTTTGTTCTTGAAGAAGTTGCTTACGAAAAAATGTGTATTTCTAAAAAATATGGAGGAAAAAATATAAACAGATATAGAATAAGGTTTTACATGATAGATGGTTTTTTTAGAGAGCTAAATAAGAAAACAAATTGTTATTATATGTATGATAGGTTAATAAAAATGTTTGTTATAGCTGGTGTCAGTAGAAAAATTACAAGAAAGAAGCTTGATGTAAATTATGATTATAAGAAAAATGCAACAACAATCGACAGAGAAAGATTTTGATTTTTTCGTAAAAGTTATAGTAAAAATAGGCGATCAATTAGTAGAACAAGATCTTGATCAGTCTTTGTCTATACCTTCTATAGATAAACTTACTTTTCCTGTTGTTTTAAAAATGCTCGCTGAAAATCCAGTTTTACATGCAAGATGGAATATTATTTATAATGAATCTGTGTATGATTATGATTTATTGAAGACAAAATTTGAAGTATGGATATCAAAAAAGTCTAGTCAATATAGAAAAGAACTTGAAAAAGTTTCTAAAAACAGAGTGACAGACAAAATGGTAGACGACATGTTAAAAGTTGATCCTGATTTTAAAAAATATTCTGATGATATTGCTTTAGCTAAAAAAAATATGAAACATATTTTTGCAATATCTAATGGTTTAGGAGAAAAAGGCGATAAAATAGTTACCATTGCTTCTATGTTAAAATGGGAAGCTGACAATTTAGGTAATAATAAATTTTTAAGTTCGAAGAAGGAATATCATCATATTAAAAGAGATTTTGATACTAAAGAGAAACTCAATGTTAATGTTAATGATGGTTGGCCTACATAATTAAAAAATAAAAACAAGTTACTTATTAAAAAAGTTAGAAATAAGTGTCATATATATAGAATTAATAGAACTACATAAATGATTTTATAAACAACTTTTATAAACAATTTTTTGGAGGTTAGTTATGCAAGAGAAAAAGAACCCATGGTTAGACGAAGGTTCTCGTTATGACCAAGATGAAAAGAAAAAACAAAATGTAAGAGATTTGAAATTTCAAGATAATTCTTCACATAACATAAGAGTTTTACCTTCTAAAAAACCAGGTGAATTTCCTTTTTTTGGTTATAAACAACACTGGATACCACAAAATAATACAACAACAGGAAGACCTGTTACTCATGGTATTGATGAACGTTGTCCTGTGTGCGAATGGTTGTCAGTACAGTGGGATGAGGTTCATCGCTTAAAAGATGAAGAAGATATGACAGACAAAAGTCCTGAAGTAAAGGCAATTTTAGATAAAATTTCTAAAGTTTCTGCTAAAACAAGATATGATATGAACGTAATACATCGTGAAGATTTATATGAAATCTCAGAAGAGACAAAAGAAAAAGTTGCAATGCCCAAAAGAATGAGTGCAGGTGCAACTATTTACAAAGAGATTTTTAGCTTTGCTAAAAAATGGGGAAGTCCTTCTAATGAGGACACAGGTTATGATCTTGAGATTGAAACAACAGGTTCAAAAGACAGAAGAGAATATAGAATAATTCCTAATAGAGATGCTTCTCCTCTTACAAGTGATGAAAAAGAACTAATTGGTAAAACTTATAACTTAAAAGAATTAAGAAGATATTCGACAGTTGCTGAAATCGAAAAAGTTTTAGAAAATGCAAAAACACCTTATAATGAAATTTTACAATATGTTGAAAAAGACGTTTCAGAAAACACGGGAGACGACAACACTGTTGAAGAAGTAGAAAAAGAAATTGATGAAACTGTAAGAAAAAGTTCGACATCAAAAAGAAATAAAAAACAAGAAAAAATTCAAGAAACTGAATCTGAAGCTGAATCAAATACAAATGAAGCCGAATCAGATACAAATGAAGCCGAATCAGATACAAATGAAGCCGAAGAAACACAATCAGATGAAGAACATAATATTGAGGCTTATGAATGTAAAGGTGATTTTGACGAAACAGATTCTGCATGTGTAGATTGTCCTGTAAAATCTAAATGCGAAGAAATACACCCTTTTTATGTAAAAGCAAAACAACTTAAAATTGATGTTGACCCTCATAGAATTTCAAAAGATGTAATTGAAGATGTAAAAAACAAAGAAAAACCACAAGCGACAGAATCTAAAAGAGGAAAGATGATTCCTTTTTAATTATAAAAACGTCGAGTTTTTCATGTGTGTGTGAATTGAAATGTTGAAACAAAGAAATAAAGGGAAAATTAAATGGCAAAACTTACATCTTCTGTTGCAGAACGAATAGAACAAAAGTTTGGCGGGAAGTGGGAAAAAGCTGGAAAAGAAATATTAACCCCCCCACAATCGATTTCTACTGGTTCACTTTTAATGAATGAAGCTATTGGAGATTGTAAAGGTTATCCAGAAGGTAGTGTGATTGAGATTTATGGTCCTCAACATTCTGGTAAAACTCTTATGGGATATCTTGCTGTTGGACAGTCACAAAAGCAACATCCTGATAGAGACCATTTAATTATTGACGCTGAAAATCAATTCAGATTTCAATCTAGATGGGCACGTCAACTTGGAGTTGACGTGCCTAATCTATATGTCAAACCTGTTATATCTGGTGAAGAAGCGTTTGACATTATGGAAATGGCAATACTTGGCGATGTTCAGTTAAATTCAGACGGAGAGGTATCTAAGATAATCAAACCTGGTAACTTTGGTATTATAATGGTTGATTCTGTGACACAGCTAGTACCTCTAGAAATGATTCATAAAGGTATGGATGAAAGTCAGAGGATGGCAGCTGTTGCAGCTTTAATGTCAAGGGGTCTTAAAAAAGTTTTGTCTGCTATGGTTCTTGCAAATTCTAAGACGATTCTTATTTTTATTAATCAAACTAGAATGAATCCACAAGCAAGATATGGTTCTTCGCCAGAGACAAGGACAGGTGGAACAGCACTACCTTTTTACAATACAATTTCTTTTAGAGTTTCAAAAATAAGAAAATCTGAAGAACGTGATATGTCAGGTAAGATTTTCGCTCATCAAGCAAAAATAAAATTCGACAAAAATAAAGCAGGAGGATTGCCTGCAGATCCCATTGTCATTCGCATTAGATATAAAGGTACGGGTATTGATCAAGATGCAGAACTTATGTCTGTTGCAGAAATTAACGGGTTAATTAGAGAATTTAAAAGGGGAAAGTATAATTTTTCAAAATTAGGTACTGATGAAGTTCTTGATGAATCAATAGATTTTTTCAAAAAAGAAGATTTTCCTAATATTTTAGAACAGCATCCCGAAATGAAAGAAATGATATGGAAATATATTAAAGAGGGAAAATTTTATTCAGGTAAAGAACTTGAAGAAGATAATCCCGATGTTGAAGAAAGTTTAATATTAGGAAAAAAAGAAGAAAGCAAGAGTAAAATTGAAGAAGAAATTTCAGAAAACTCTCAAATAAGCAGGAAGAAAAAATAATAACAATGAAAATATTGGGAGTAGATATTTCTAGTAGATCAACGGGTGCTAGTTTAATTGAAGATGATAAGTTATTAGAATATACTAAGATAAACCCAATAGGTTCTATGTCTAATTCTGCAAAAATGTATTTATTTTCTGTTGAATTAGACAAGATACTCGAAAAGTGGCAACCTGATTACATTGCTATAGAAGATGTAATTCAAGTTTCTTCTGTTTCAATAACAAAAATATTAGCAAGATTTAATGGGATTGCTTTAATATCAGCTTATAAGTTTAATAAAAAAGAACCCAAATTATTTATACCAAGTGAATGGAAGAAAACAATAGGTTTGTCTGGTTCTGTAAGAAAATGTGAAACTCAATTATTTATATGTAAAAAATATAATTTGTTAAAAGAAGATAAAATTAATTATTACGAACAAAAAATTAATGAATGTTCAGAAATAGACAAAGATTCTCTTAATTCAAAACAAAAAGATATAGACTTATTGAAAAAGAGAATGAGAAAAGAAAAAACAATAATTGAAGAATTAAAAAATCAAATAGAAGAATTAAAAAAAGAAGTGTTTACTATTAAAAAAAACAATAAATTGTCAATTAGTAAGAAATTTGATAATCTTAGTATGGAACTTTATATTGATACAGGCATAAATGAAGATATAGCAGATTCTGTAGGCGTTGCTCTTGCGTATCAAAAAGAACTTATAAAGTGAAGAAAAACAGAGAGTATCATTATGACGAACATGAAGGTGTTTTTGTATTTGAAGATGATATTACTGTTAACTGGTTAGTTTCTCAAGTTCTTGATTATCCAAACCTTCAAATAACAAAAATATCTAATGAACAACTACAGACATTCCTTAGTTTACTTAGTCGATCAGATCTTAGAATGCTTGATGGACAACATAGTTTGTTTTGGTTAAAACAACAATTAAAAGAAAAAATGTTATTAGCTGATTCAAAAACTACAGAAGCATGGCATAAAGTAAAAACAAGATTTAGATACATAATCGAATGTATAGATAAAATTTTAATAACAACAGAAAATTTACATGAAAAAATGGAAATTAAAATAGAAGAACAAAAGAAACCTTATCGTGACCCAAATAATATGAAAATCTGTTTCGAACCAATAGAAAAATGAATTGAGAAATTATTATGGAAATAGTATTATTGTCTGATATACATTTAGGTCGTTATAAATATGGTAAAATAAATAATAAAGGTTATGATACAAGAACACAAGATATTCTTGATAATATCCAACAAGCATTTGATTATGCTATAATAAACAATGTAAAATCAATTGCTATTCTTGGTGATTTTTATCATACAAAAAGACCTGATCACATTTTCAGAAGACTTCTTTCTTCTAAGATTGAATGGGCGTTAAAAAACAATGTTACATTATATTTGTTACTTGGTAATCATGATCAAGGGAAAACACATGCGCATGATTTAGTAGAACTTGTAGAATTAAGTTCTCAAATAAAAAACTTTTATGTTGTAGAAAAACCAAGTACGTTTGAGACTGAAGATGCTATTCTATGTTTTATACCTCATGTTAATCCTCTAGACGAAAATATTCAACATAAAGATTTTAATGACTACATAATAGAAAACATAAGAGATCTTACTGATAAAGCAAGAAAAAGCACTAAAAAATTAAAATTTCTTTTTGGTCATTATGCTACGAGCAAATCGGTTGCAGGTAGAAGTTTTGATATGGGAATGGATGAAAAAAGTAATAGAGTTCTTCCAATAGAAATATTCGATGAAACAGTGTGGACAAAAGTATACCTTGGTGACATACACAAACCCCAAGAATTAAACAATTTTTGTAGACATGTTGGATCGATTGCTCGTGTAGATTTTGGTGAAGAAAACGATAAAAAAGGTTTTTATCATGTTATAGATAATAAAGATAAATTTATAGAATTAAATGATAGAGAGTTTAAAACGTTGTCTGTAAATTTACTTGATGACCCAAGAAAACAAATGGGTGAGTTTTGCGAATTAATTCAAAAGCTAGATTTAAGCAAATCAATTGTCAGACTTCATATTTCTATAAAAGAATCAGACAAGACTTTGATAAGTTTTTCTGGTTTAGAGCAGTTTCTTAAAGAAACATGTTGGAACTACATTGGTAAAAATATTCAAGAAGTAAGAGAGTCAAAAAAAGAAATAATAATAAAGACAAACGAAGAACTTAATTACATTACTATGTTTAGAGAATATACTAATTCTATGGAAATTTCTTTAAAAGAAGAAGTTTTAAAAACTGGAGAAGAAATTCTTTTTAACTTAATGAATTAGAGACAATAAGCAAAATTTAAAATTTATAAGACGATTGGAGCTTTTTATATTTAATTTATTTTGTTTTTTAATTGGTTGTCATTTTATTGGTGATTTTCCTTTTCAAAGCGAATTTTTAGCGTGTAATAAGGGTAAGTCGTGGGAAATTAATTTTTATCATGCAATTACTTATACTTCTGTTTTTATAGTCTTTGGTAAAGTATCTATTGCATTTGCTGCTCTATTGCTTATAACACATTTTATAGTAGATCCTCTTAAAGCTAGATACAAACTAATAAAAAGTATATGGTTAGATCAGCTTATACACATAGCAATTATTTTTATTGGTGTTCTATATTCAATATAGTTATTGTGATCGAATTATATGAGTTGTAATAAAATTTAGTTAATATTAAGAAAGGACAAGTTATGCCTAAATATGTTATGCTAGATAATGGACTTGTTTTAGTAGAACAAGAAGTGAAATCAAAAAAAGTTGTAGTCAAAAAAGAACCCGTGAATCATATCTGGATATATGATAGATCAGGTTCTATGTATGAACTTTTGTCATGTTTATGTGATCAACTTGTTGGTTTATCAAAAAAACTCCCTAAGGGTGATTCGTTGTCTCTTGGTTGGTTTAGTTCTGAAGGTGATTTTAATTGGATTTTCAAAGGATTTCGTATTATCGACAATGCTGATTATAAGTTGCTTGAAGCTGCAATTAGAAAAAACTCAAATACAAGAGGACTTACATGTTTTAGCGAAATTTTAAATGATACTGAAACAGTTATCGAAGATCTTTCTGTTTTGTCAAATACATTTTCATTTAATTTATTCACAGATGGATATCCTGTTGTTTCAAATTATAAAAGAGAAGTCGATAATATTTTTTCTGCTATAAAGAAAATAAAAGGAAAAATTCATACAGCTATGTTTGTCGGATTTGGTCCATATTACAACAAAGAGTTGTTATCTCAAATGTCTGAAAAACTTGGTGCAATGCTTATACATAGTTCAGAGATTAAAGAGTTTACTGACAATATTATTAAATTAGTAACTTTGTCAAGTTCGTCTGAACACAAACAAGAAGTTGATCCTCTTGTAAAGCAGCCTCTTGCGATTTTTACTGTCAATGATCAGGGTGTTGTAATTCTTTCTATTGATGAAGATAAAATATTTGTCGCACCTCAAAAGGGAAAACCCGTAAAACTTTATTATTTGTCAACAGAAAAACCAAACACAAAGTCATGGACAAAAGTTGATGTTGACTCTGTTGATTTTGGGACGTCAGAAGAACCTATTGCAAGAGCAATCTATGCTGCAGTTTTAGTGATGAGTCAACAAACAAAAACAGATCTTGCGATGGAAGTGATTGGAAAAGCAGGAGATAAAGCAATAATTGACAAGCTTAATAATGCATTAATGGTTGAAGAGTATGGAGAAGTTGAAGAGCTTATCTCTAAAGCAGTTAACGATACAAGCTTCAGATTTACAGCAGGACGGGACTCAAGTTATCTACCTAAAGCTGATGCATTTTGCGTGTATGATGCTTTGAATCTATTGACAGGGGATTCAGAGGCTGCTTTTTTTCCTTATCACGAAAAGTTTTCTTATGAAAAAATTGGAGTAAAAGCGTCAGAAAAAGATGGTTATAGCAAGTTTAATGTTGATAAGACATCTAAATGTCCTTTTAACACTTTGATTTGGCACGAAAGCCGACTCAATCTTTCTGTCCAAACATCAATCAAGGGAACTATTCAATTAAATGATGTCGAGAGCAAAACTGCTGCTCAAATGGGTTTTACGTCTCCATACCCTGTTTTTGTATATCGTACTTATACGTTTGTTAAAGACGGACACACTCATACAAAAGTTTTTTATTTGACATCGTCAGAAGCGACATACAAGAAATTCAAAAATGAAGGTGTTGTCATTGATGATGATTTTAAAAAGTCAGGAGTCTTTGCTGTCGATTTAGGAAAACTGCCTGCAATCAACAGAACACTTGCTGGTAATGAAGTCTCTGGTACAGAACTTTGTGAAAACGTTCTTGTAATGCAGCGTTTGAAGGGCGAAATAAAAGCTCTGAAATGGCTAGAAAACAACGAATTAGGAATGGACGAAGCAGCTCCTGAAACTTTTACTGAAGAACAAGCTGCGTTTTTGAAGGCAAATGGTGTTCTTGTAGAACGTGGTGGAGTTTACTCACCTCCAACAGATAAAGCTGAAGCTAAAGATTATTACATGGCAAAAACTTTTGACATCAAGTTGAAAGGTATTGCTACACTTCCCTCAATGAATGCTGTAATGAAAAAAATTGCAGCAAATAAAAATAGAACTCCTTCTGAGAGTTTGGTTGAGGCGGGTCTTATTCTTTGGAATAAAGCAAAAACAGGATTACCGGATAAAAGAGATTGGTATATTTGGTTTAATGACACGCTGGAAGAAAAACAAAAAGAATTGAGAACTATTCGTTCGAAAGTTCAGAAAACAAAAATGGCAGTCATATTGGGAAGAAAATGGTTTAAAGAATTCACAAATAGAGATAATTGTGAACTTGTTGTTGACGGAGTCAATTGTATATTCGAACTTGGTGAAGAGAAAGTCGGGTATTAATGTTCTCGAAAACAGAATTTGAGCAGATTAAGCAAGAAGTGATATTGAAGTATTCTAAAGATTTCAGTATTAGTGTGGAATGTTTGAACTGTGATCATTTCAATAAAGATTTGAAAGACCCAAGATTGGGGTATCGTTGTTGTGCTGGAAATTGCGTTGCAGTACAGAAACCAGAACTTTGGAACGAAATAAAACTTATGATTGGGAAAAAGCAATGAGAACACGTATAATTTCAGCTTTCCCAGGGACGGGAAAGTCTTTTTATTATAAAAATCATGCTGAAACCACTTTGGATTCTGATAGTTCTTTTTTTAGTTGGGTTGAAACAGTTCAAGGAAAAGTGAGGAATCCACAATGGCCTGAAAATTATATTAA